ATGTGTATCAAAGGACATGGGCTGGGTCAACAACAATCGAACGCCAGTCGATCACAAGATCGTGAACGCACATCAACGTGCGGTTGTGTCCACAATCCTACTAGGTTTGTGGGTTTATGTAGCACCCTATAAACCCAGTGGGTTTGTGGGAATACCTGTGGTTGTGGGGTGGGCCTTCCCCCCTGCATGGCTGCGCAGGGCGGGCGAACCAGCTCTCCAGTTTTCTGGCGTGCTGGAGGTGATGGGCTCTTATGAACATCCACCTGATGGGCTCTTTCACATTGTGAATGTGGGCTCTCAACTCGGGGGCATTCATCTCCATTTACATTTTACCAGCTAAGTTCCCACTTGCATGGCGGGCTCTGGAGGTTTACATTGCGGGGAGAATTGCGGAGGCTCTCCATGGCGGCTCTTCAGAAATTTAATTCCTTCGCGCAGGATCTTTTGCTTGCCCGCTTTAACTTTTCTACTCATGCATTCCGGCTGGGGCTTACCAGCACTCCTCCCAGCGCGACGAATACGCTTTGGACGGGAGCGGGAGAGGTTACTGGCACGGGCTACACTGCGGGAGGCGGCGTGCTAGCGGTTACCCTCGTCCCACCTACTGGCGGGGTCTCGAAGGTGACGATAGCAGATTACACCTTCACCGCCACTGGTACTTGGACCGCCTTCAGGTATGGCGTCATCTACAGCAATGAAACGGCGAGCAAATATCTCGTCGGCTGGTTCGATCACGGAGCGAGCATTACGCTCTCCGCTGGAGAGACCTTTAAGGCAGATTTCGATGCGGCGAACGGAGTTTTTACATTAGCGTGAGCAGCATTTTGACTGGAGATCGTGATTAGCATTTTGACTGGAGATCGTGATTTGGGAACTCGTGAGCGCGAAGGCACCCAATGACTGACTACATTTCTAGTCCCAGCACAGCACACTTCATCCTCACCTGGGGTGCTGCTCATCCTGGGCAGAACTTCACTGGCATTGACAGAGTTCGCTTTAATTTAACCTTTGGAAAGGTGATAAGCAGAGCGGGCTATGTAGAGAAAATTGATACAACTAGCTACTCACTCACAATGCAGGATTTGAGTTTTCTCCACACCTACGCTGTTGGCCCGCTCCTTCCCGCATCTTTCACTTTACTAACATCTCGCACCAATCCCGATGAACCACAACCTGTGAGCGCGCAGTGAACGCACCAGACGCTCTCTTTGAAGAGCTGGAAGCGATGATCCCTGGAGGGCAGCAGCCCTTCTTCGCCCATTTTGCGAGAGAGCTAGTTGAAGAGGATCTAATACTTGGCGAAGCCCTGCCGAAGCGCCAGCCGGAGGGGGCGGCGCTTTTAAAGAAGATCAGGGGCTCTCATCATGAGGCGGCCCGGCTAGTAGCTCTAGGCAAAGACAACGCTGAGATCTCGCTCATCACTGGATATACCCCGCAGCGGGTCGTGCAGCTCCGCCATGATCCGGCTTTTCAGGAGCTAATCGCGCACTACACCGGGCAAGTGGAAGAGCTTTATTTTGATACTCATAAGAGGCTTGCTGGCTTCACAAATGACGCCATGGAGGTGCTGCACGAGCGCCTCATAGAAGCGCCGGAGAAGATTAAAACCTCTGACTTGAAGGATCTCTTGACTCTAGGCCTTGACAGGACAGGATTTGGACCGAAGAGCACTGTGAACACCAATATCAAAGCGGTGGTGATTACCAATGCTGAACTTGAGCGGATCAAGGGAGAAGCAGCAGCAGCTCGCCTTGGAACTGTTAGACAGCTTGAGGCATCGCGGATCACGCACGATCCAGGGACTGAAGTGGGCGGAACTGGCGCTGCGCAGCCCACACCAGAAGCAGAGGGTGAGGGGGAGCAAAGCGAGGGGTCTGAGCTACGAGCGCCAATTCCAGCGCCATTTCAGCTCGAGCTTGCCCTTGGAAGCCCAGATTCATCACAACCAGTGGATGAGATTTGAGGACTCTAATGGCATTGGCTATGCGCAAACAGATAGCTACCTTGTCCTCAACTCCCGAGTCATCTGCTTCGAGTGCAAGCTCACAGAAACCCTTGCGGGATACTCCCAGCTTGAAAAGCTCTACAAACCACTCCTTCAAGCGATCTATGAGAGACCCATCGTTCTCGTACTCACTTGCAAAAATCTCTCACGACTTGACCTACGGAGAACTGAAGCCAATTCACTTCGCGAAGCGCTCTTGGCGCCGGCTACAAAGGGCGTTATTACCTTTCAGTGGCTTGGATAGCTATCACAGTTGAGCGAGACCGTAGGTCTCTGACTAACACATAGGATGCACGCCATGATTGACTATAGCACCCTGATGGGAGTAGGGCAAAATCAGCAGCGAGGGAATCCGCAACCGAGCGGCGCTGCATTCTCCTCCCTGGGGAATATGTATGGCGGAGGGGGAGCGAGCGGGACTGGCAGTGCGCCCATGAATACGATGCCTGGGCAGCCCGCGCAACAGCCGGGGATGAACTTGCAGGGGATGTTGAGCTGGCTGGGAAGTGCCTTCCAGCCCCAGCAAGGGCTCATCACATCTAGCATACCACAGGGTGGAGCGCAGCAGCCCTCTAGCGGGATTGGCGGATCGCTACAGCAGCTCGCCCAGATCTACGGCGCGGCGAGAGGGATGCCAAAGCCGACGGCCCCGCAGTGGGCGAAGGATATCGGCTTTGGGCAGACGCCTAGCGGTATGGCTGGAGATCTAGTCAATCGCCAGGCGCCAGGAGCGCCAATTCCTCGCCCACGACCACCCTATAATCAAGCTTAGGGAGCTAATAAGATGGCAATCTCCATTGGCGGGCTCATCAGTTTTTTGATTATTCTTCTAGTGCTGGGCATTGTTGTCTGGCTGGCGTATTATATCCTGGCGAACTTCGCGCCACCAGAGCCCTTGGGTCGCATAATCCGAGTTGCGATTATGGTCGTCGCAGTGTTGATAGTTGTTGTGCTACTGCTTAATTTCGCGGGCATTGGTACTGGATTGCGGCTTACAGGATGAGCGAGACCCGAGGGTCTCGGATTAACACTATAGGGAGCTAACGAGATGGCCCTTCCAGCACTACTCGCAAATCTCGCAACGCTTCGCGGCGCTGCGGCGGGAATTATGCCAGCGGGCATGAGCCTTGGGGCTGGTGTTGGCCAGCTGGGAGCTGCCGCAGCTGCTGGCGCTCCGGCGCTTTCTAGCTCCCTTAGCGTCGCACCAGCTAGTGCAGCGCCAAGTGCAGCTCCTGCTGCTGGTGCGGCGGGCGAAGCTGGCGCCCTGAGCGCGCCGAGCAGCTTCTCGCTGCCCCCTCACCTAGAAAGTGGCGGTGGAGCGCATGGAGGAGGGCAAGCGCCCTCTACACCCTCAGCGCCAATTACCCCTGGCGGCGCCGGTGCGATAGGTGGGGGTGGACTAACTTCGCTGAGCGCAGCGCCAGCGCCGTCAGCGTTCTCCAGTGGGAGTAGTGATCGCACTGCCAACATTAATCCCTATATTGGCTCCACCGGGGGAGCAAATGCTAATATTGATAGATCCATGAGCCCATATGCTCCAGGGATAAGTGAAGGAGCGGGAAACTATTATCAGAATCCAGCGGAGCTTCCTGGCCCAACCACAATGGATGATCTCATCAACAGTTTGCCCGGCGCTCCTACTGGCACCTCCCCAGACTACAATCCGGGGTACTTTAATTCCCCAGGCTCGCCGCAGCGTGTAGCTGACAATTCCGGCGGGGTGTACGGCAATTCCGCTGGTGGCGCCAGTGCCCTCTCCGCCACTGGCTATCCAGGGGGATTTCCCACCGGAACGCTGACACCCACAGACTCCTATGATGCGCCATTTATGGGTGCTGGCAAAGCCGCTCCGGGTTTCTCTGGCGCTACTCGTAATAGATTGAACTATGGTGGTGCTGGACCTGCAGCTCCCGGCGGGCCGATGCCCGGCCAGTCCTATTCTCTCCCACCCTCCCTGCAAGGCACTGGCTCCAGCCATGGATATGATCCACTGACATCTATCCAAGCGCCAAGGGCGCCAGCGCAGGGACCAGAGTTCTCTGGAGTCACGCGGGAGAGGGCCAATGCAGCTGGCGCTGTGAGACCAGGTGCAGCGGGAACACCCACCCAGAATTATCAAGTCCCAGGAGCAGCGGGAACGCCAGCTGGTACATATCGTTCAGTTACCAGTGGGACGGGAGGAGCGAACAGGGGCACAGAACCAGATCTCTACGGAGGAGTCTTCTCGCCATCTGATCTTGGGCTAGGTGGTGTGAGTCCAGCAGCGGCAGCTCCCGCGCCAGCAGCGCCTGCGGTTAATCCTTTTGCTAGCATTGGTGATTTCTTCTCCCCGCCGAGCCAGCAGGCGGTGGATCTAATGGCAGGGGGTTATGGCGTCGCCCCGCCAGTAGCTAGCACTCCGGGGTTCCTAGAAGCGGGTGGGGCTAGCAAAGCGCCCGCTTATGGCACTCCACGCCCGCCGCAGCCGAGGCCAGCTGGTGGCCCGCCGGATAGCTATAAGTTCCTCGGCAACATGCCGCAGCCGAGGCCTGATCCATTCTCTCCCGATTATCAGCCGTATGTAAGAAGAGGGAGTGGATGGAGTCCCTATGAAGAGGGCTTTACGCCACCTCTGCCAAGAGCCCGCCCAGAGTATATAAATCCATTCGGATACTACTTCGGGGAGTAATAGGTGCAAGACCGTATGGGGAATGATATATTTGCTGGCCAGCCAGAGCGCTCTACGCGCTATGGAGGAGGAGCTGCGCCGCAGTCCCGCACACCTACGGCGAGAAGCCCTGGGGTGGGCTATCCCGCAGCACCGTATGGTGGAGGAGTCCCACCACAGCCCCAGATCCCTAGGGCTCGCCCTGATGTGACCCCTCCCGGTGGGATGATGCCTATGCGGCCGCAGTTGCCAGGGATCAGTCCCTTTGGTCAGCCAGTGGCACCGCAGGCACCATTCCATGGGCTAGATCGCCCGCCAGAGGTGAATAATGCTCCCCGCCAAAGCGATGTTCCGCCGCAACAGCAGACCTTCCGTGGAATCAACTACTCAGGCCCGCCGCCAGAGCTGCTCCGCATGATGCAGCTGATTAATGGTGGCTTCAGCCCCGGTGGTGGTGCTGGTGGGGGTGGGTACTAGAGAGCGAGACCCCGAGGGTCTCTGATTAACTGTGGATCAAATGACCGAAGAAGAGCTGCATTATCTGCGCCTTCAGTGCTATAGAGATCCAACCCTCTATGCGAGGACTTTCAAACGCTCCGCGTTTGAGTTCCCGATGAGCTGGGTCCACAGGGGGATGATTGCAATACTTCTAGGACGGGCAGACTTCTTGTTGAAGTTTGGTGCTGAAAGCTGGCCGAAGGCGGAATGGCACTGGGATGAGGAGCAATTGGAGAAGATTATCAAGTATTTCACCTACAAAGTCGACTACGACAACCCCTATGAAGTCCCTAAACCACTCTTTGAGTGGGATAGGGTAGCAAATACGATAAATATGACTACTTCTCGCTTCGTTGTGCTGATGCTGCCTAGGGGTGTCGGGAAAACTACCATTGTGAACCTTGCGAATGAGATAAACATAGTATACCAGGATGTAAAGTTCCTAGTCTACGTCAGTGAGACTGCTACGCACAGCATAAGCCAGCTGGATAACGTCAAAAGGGAGCTGGAAGACAATGATCTGCTCAAAGCGACCTTTGGAGTGCTTAGGCCGGAGCGCAGCACTGGACTATCCTGGAGTGAGGACTACGTAGAGCTAACTAATGGCGTAGTCGCGCTGTGCCGCGGTCGAGGTGGGCAGATACGTGGCCTCAATGTGGGCTTCGTCCGACCCGACTGTATTATCGTCGATGACGTAGAGGATGAGGAGAGTGTAAGTACTGAGGAGCAGATGGGGAAGGCTAAATCCTGGTTCTATAAGGCGCTAGTGCCAGCTCTACCCCAGATGAGTGGGGAGGGCAGGATAGTAGCCATCGGCACACTCCTCCACCCGCAGGCGCTCCTGATGAACCTAGTAAAGAATCCTGAGTGGTGCGCAGTGGTCTTTGGCGCCCTCGATCCCGAGGGGGAGCCAATAGCACCATTCTATATGACTGTGGAGCAGTATAATGCCAAACGCCTATCATATGCGCGTATCGGGATGCTTACTACATTTGAGATGGAGTACGGAAGTAGGGTTTACCAGGACGATGAAACTAGAAAGTTCGACCCCTCTAGAATTAAAATACAGATTAGGGAGCGCACTGAGTTTCTGGCCGTCTCAGAAGTCATTGATCCAGCCATCTCTGAAGATAAACGAGCGGCATATTGTGCAATTGGAGTAGTGGGAATTGATGCCACCGGGAAGATCCATGTCCTAGACACCTGGGAGAAAATAGGAGCGCACCCTCTTGAGCAGGTCGAGCGATACTTCGATCTACACTTCATGTGGTCTCCTACCCACCATGGCGTGGAGGCGATTGCATATCAGGCTGCTCTGGTCCACCTCTTGCAGGCTGAGATGTTTAAGCGAGCCAAGACCTGGGGACCAAGGGCGTACTTCGAGATTATCAAAGAAACAAAGCAGCTCCATGGTACTGAGCGAAAGAAGGTGCCTAGAGTGGAGGGCATCCTCGCGCCTAGATATAAGGCGGGCTACATCACACATCAGAGGCACTTTCCGGTTCTTATCACGCAACTGAATGACTGGCCTCTTGGCAAGATGGACCTTCCTGACGTGATCGCGATGTGTATCGCGCTGCTCGATCCATTCGCGGCCACTGGCGCGGCGGACGCCACTGATGCGAGCGGCCAGAATGTTCTTGCACTAGATGAATACCGCCCGATCCGACTGGAGATGGGCGAGTACAGACAGGCACCGTGATGGCAATAGCTAGCGATATTCCAACTTCAAGCCCGCAGTATCAACCTGAGGCCAACCAGGTTGATATCCCCGGCGGGAGTACTTCCCCTCCGCCCGAGGGAAGTGCAATTTCCAGGCTCTCGCCGGGGAGCCCTCTTCATGCGAAAGTTCGCGATAAGCTTATCGAACGCTTGAAATCAAGCGAGGATAAGATGAGCCAGTTCCACGCTCGCTGGCAGGCCAATGAACGTCGCTTCATGGCCTACATCAATAGGACAGACTTTGATAAACTACTGGCTGATACAAATAATAAGGGCGAAGCGCCGAGTGTTACGACAATCAATGTCCCCTATATTTATGCCACGGTGTGGACTATTGTCACGTATCTCATCCATACTTTCTGCGGCCAGAAGCCGATCTTTCAAGTGAGTAGCTATTCCGCCGAGGCGGTGGAGCCAGCGAGGAAGATGGAGACGATACTGCAGTTCAACGCGGATAAATCCAAAGCAGTGAGGAAGATCTTTCAGTGGATGATGGACGGGCAGATCTACGGAGTGGGAGTGGTAAGAAATCTCTGGATCACAGAGTGGAAGATGAGAGCCGTCCAGGGGTATGGAAGCCCTCTCGGAATGCTCGCGCCAGAGCTGGCGCCTGACACGCCGCTGACGCAAAAGAAACCCTATCTCTGCTACGAGGGCAACGATGTCACTTCAATTAATCCCTACAAGTTTTTCCCAGATCCAAGAGTTCCCATGGAGGAAGTCAATAAGCGTGGAGAGTTCGTATTCTGGCGCAGCTATGAGGGAATGCACACCCTTAAGAGGGCAGAGCGAGATGGAACTCTCTTCTATATTGACGCGATTGGAAAGCCTGGAGGTAGCAAGGGAGGTGATGAGGCAGCGGATCAAAGCATGCGCTCGCTACTCACTGGTGGGGATAGTGATCCTGGGAGTAGTAATTCTGGTCGCTGGGATACTAGGATTGCACAGTATCATCAATTAGACCAGGGAACAATTGATATCAGTCCAAAGGATTGGGGACTGGGAGAGGATGATGCGATAGAGCGCTGGATCTTCACGATAGCTAATAAGAGGCAAATAATCCAGGCCGAGCCATTTGAAGACGAGCATGGGAAGCATCCGATCTGTGTGATTGAGCCAAATTCCATTGGCTACGGCTTCGGTCAGATGTCGCTAGTTGACATGCTAGGCCCAATTCAAGATGTTCTCTCCTGGTTCGTAAACTCCCACATGTTTAATGTCCGCAGTGCGCTAAACAACATGTTCGTCGTCGACCCGCACTATGTAGAGATGCAGGATCTAAAAGACCCCGGTCCTGGGAAGTTTATCCGCCTCAAGCAGGCGGCTATGGGCAGGGATGTTAGAACGGTGCTGAACCAGCTATCAGTCCAAGATGTAACCGCTGCCCACATCGACAATGTGAGTGCGTTTATGCGCCTTGGCGACATCCTCAGTGGGGTCAACGATAGCCTTAAAGGAGTTCAACCTGGCGGGCGGCGCTCTGCGACAGAAAGCAGGATAACTAGTGAGAGTGGAGCGAGCCGCCAGGCGGCGCTAGCGAGGATGATTAGTGCACAGGGCATGACTGAGCTGGCTGAGATGCAGGCTTCCAATGTCCAGCAATATCAATCCATGGAGTTCTATCTAAAGATAGTGGGGGCGGAGGGCCTACTCGTACCCATCAAACCCGATGATGTGCAGGGTAACTTCTACTTTCCCATCCATGACGGAGCGCTGCCACTTGACAGGGTGGCCATGCTTGATGTATGGAAGGAGATCTGGCTTGCTGTATCCACCAACCCACAACTTGCAATGCAATATAACGGGCCTGCGATCTTTGAGTACATGGCGAACCTCGCAGGGGCGAAGAATCTTACTAGTTTCAAAATTCAGGTTGCTCCGCCTATGGCAGCGGGAATGCAACAGGGCGGGGATATGTCAGGCCAGGAAGGGGTGCCGATAGATGCAGGACTCCCAGGAGTTAGACCTCCAAATGGAGGAAATGGCGCTCAAGGCCCCGCCGGAGGGGCTGGGCAAGCAACTCAAGGCTTATATTAGTAGTGATAGTCCAGTGAATTGGGCGCTCTCGCGCGTAGTACTGCAAGCGAGGGAACTTGCAAAGGGATTAGCTACGGTGGACTTTACTACAGATGAAGGCAGGCTAAAGGCCATTCGCCAGCAGGGTGTAATCGAGGGGCTGATAATGGGAGTTGAGATATTCTTAGCCCCAGTGAAGGAGTTAGATGATGGCAGATAACAATAGCAATGGCGCAGCAGCGCCGGCATCGAGCGCAGAGCCCGTTGCTGGCCCTAGTGTAAAAGATATCCTCGACTTCGATCCGTTTGAACCCGCATCTGCGGGCCAGGGAGGAGCGCAAGCTCCTGCGCCTGCGGACGAACCTGTGGAGCGCGCTGAGGGAGATGCTCTTCCTCCTTCTGGGGGTCAAGCCCCCAGCCAGCAACAGCCGCAGGGAGGCGCGCAAGCGCCTGGGGGGCAAGCCCCCGATCCTGTACTTCGTGAATTGGCGAGAATTAATGAAACCCTAGCTGCGGCACAACAGCCACAATACACTCCTCCGCAAGCAGCGCCGCAAGGCCCTCGCTTCAATCTGGAGATTCCACAGCAAATCCTAAAGGCTGTGATCCACTCCGAGGATCCAGAGGAAAGAGCTGCGGGTCTGGCGGCTTTAGTCAATGGGCTGGCAAATACCCTCTATAATGATATTTCTGCTGAGGTGAGAGCAAATCAGCAGCAGATGTATCAAGCCCTACCGCAAGTCCACCAGCGGCTTAATCAAGAGCAAGTGGAACAGCAGAGAGCTGCGAGTGACTTCTTTGGCCGCTTTACCAACCTCCAACCTACTCCACAGATGATGCAGTTTGTGGCAGCGGAGGCGAAGCAGCTGGCTGTTGAGCAGTGGAGAGCGGGAAACCGCAATCTACAATGGAATGATGAGTTCCGGGAAGCTCTCGGATATCGCATCCATGCTGGGTTGGGGCTGCAGTTTCCTCAGAGGGCACCAGCTCCTGGGGCGCAAGCCCCGAGGGCTCCTAAGCGCCCTCAGTTTGCTGCTGGCGGTGATGCTAAGGGATCTAGTGCTAATTCTGCGCCAAATCAGGAAGTGAAGGAAATCTGGGACGTTTTTGGCTATAACTAAGGGGCTTCGCCCCTGAGGAGCAAATCAGATGCCTATTCTTGGTTTCCGTCACACTGCGAACTTCGTCACCAATGAGCGGCCAGAGAACTGGCGCCAGGCGATCCTGAGGGAATACCCTAATGGCACAGCGCCACTGTTCGCGCTCACTAGCTTGATGAAGAGCGAAAGCACAGATGATCCGGTGTTCCACTGGTGGCAGAAGAACTTTGATAATCGTCGCCTCAAGTTCTCCGGCGCGCTGACTAACGTCGCCACTGCCGTGACAGTTGACGCTACGTTCAAGTCTGCCTTCATTGTCAAAATGGGAGACATGTTGCTAATCGAAGGAACGGGCGAGATCGTGACTGTGACTAGCGATCCAACTGTGTCAACTGCTCTCGTGGTGACGAGAGGGCAGGCGGGGACTAGTGGGACGGCGATCGACGCAGGTGTGGCGGGCACGAACTTCTACATGACAGTGATCGGCTCAGCGTATGAAGAGGGAAGCCTTGCACCGAGTGGCGTCAACTACGATCCGAATGAGGTCTACAACTACACCCAGATCTTCAGAAATACGCTGGAGATGACCCGCACAGCGAGCAAGACGAAGCTGCGCACTGGGGATCAAGTTAAGGAAGCAAAGAGGGAGTGCCTGGAGATCCACAGCACGGATATTGAGCGGGCTCTCTGGTTCTCCAAGAAAAGCACTGGGACTAAGAACTCCAAGCCCTACCGCACCACAGATGGGGTTGAGGCTCAGATCATTAATGGGGCGCCAGCTAACGTGATCCCCGCTGTAACTGGTGGTGGCGTCACGCTCACCGCTCCAGGCGTGATCAACATGAACTGGGTGGAGTATGCAATGGAACTGGTGTTCCGGCGCGGTGGTAGTGAGAAGATGATGTTCACCTCCAATGCTGTGATGCTCGCGATCAATCAGGTTGCGAGGCGCAACAGTGTCTACAATCTGAGTGGGGGTGAGAAAGAGTATGGGATGAGAGTGTCCCGGCTGGTGAGTCCGTTCGGCGAACTCGTGATTAAGACCCACCCGCTGTTTAACGACATGAGGGGTGGGACGAACGGTGGGACTTCATTCACCTCCAAGGCCAACAACGCATACATCCTGGATATGGGCGAGTTCATCTATCGCCACTTCACTGGTGATGACATGCGGTATGAGAAGGATCTGACGCCAGTCGGCCTGGACGGGATGAAGAGCGGGTATCTCACTGAGATGGGTGTCGAGCTGCACCATCCCAGCTATCACTTCATCTGGACTGGGATTATTGGTGGAGCGGAGGATCCTCCGTAGGATTGCAGTCATAGTTGTAGAAACTGATGGGTATATTCACAAATCGAATATACCCATCTAACTCGGGTGATCCAAATGCCCATGACTGTAGCTGAATTCTACGATGACCTGAGGACGGTGATAGCTAGAGGGACTGCAGTAGATACTAGTATTCCAATCTGGAGTCGAAGTGCCCTGCGCTTCCTAGAGCGCGAGATCACTTTCGACTACATGAAGGTGAGCTTCTTTCTGCTGCAAGAGCCAGGGAGTAAATTTTTCGACTTCGGAGCGGAAGATCCGCCAATCCCGCTAAAGCGAATAGAAGCCCTGGGCTACTTCGGCCAGGATGGCGGGATGATCCCCCTGTCTCGCATTAATGTGAATAGTATAGGCCGCAATATCTCTGTGATCCCGAATGGCTATCGGCAAGCGGGGACGAGGATATTCTTTGAGGGAGCGGTGAGCCCGCCTGGAATCACAGAGACTACAACTGCCTACCCGCTGATGCTTCATACTAGCCTATTCACCGAGTGGCCTACGGTTGGCTCGCAGACTCATCCGATATTAGACATTGCAGATGATCTCATCAAGCATCAGGTGCTGCTGCAGAGCGTGACTAGTGTAAGAAAGCAAGAGGAGATGGCGGGGTGGAAACTCCTGCGCGATGAGGCGATTGGGAGCGTTCGGCGCCTGCAAGATGAGAATGAACTAGAAGGCTCTCAGGCGGCGCAGATGGACTACTGGGGTGGGACCACAGGGAGACTATTCCCCAATGTGAGTGCGGCGATCGCAGCAATCAAGGGGATGTATGATGTGCCTAATTCCTTTGGCGTCGCCGGGCTATACATGGTGGGAGGTAGTGCTGCTGGGCTGGCTGTTGGTTCTGGGAGCTAGCGCCAATGAGCGCCACCGAGCCACTGATCAACGCAGGTCCTGGTGGGGTGATGGAGGCGGGGATAGCTCCTGCCCGCCATCCAGAAAGCGTGCCATTTTGGTTCGATGGGGAGAATGTGGCGTTCCGCAACCTGGGGGTGGAGAAAGCTATTGGGGCTGACCATATACTAACTATCGGCAAGAAGGTAATCCGCATCGCCCAGGCATTCGTTCCAGGTAGTGGGATGAGAGCGTACTACCAGTGCGATGACTTCTCGATATTTGGTTGGGATGGGAGTGGGTTTCCGTATTTCATCGGGCAAACTGTGAAGCCCGCCGACCTCATCCCTTATGGCTCCTGGCTCTTCATTGCTGCTAATGGCCTCTGGTGCTGGCGCAATGAAGGCGCGATGGAGCAAATACTGAGTGCTAGTGATGTCGACTTCGGGCTGCGATTTAAAGGTCATCTGCTGTTCTCTGGCAATGGGACTACACTAAGATGGCCGCATCTACGCGATCCAACGAACTTCACTTCAAGCAGGGGCTCCACTGCAGGTAGGCTGCAACTAAGAAACATGGGCTCTAATGCGCTATGCCTCCGCCCTTGTGGCGACGGGGTTGCGCTGTACTCCACCGATGCTATGCGTATGGTGAAGTATGCGGGGGCGGGAGTTTGGTTTGGGGAGAGTGGGGAACCAGTTAATGGGATTGGGGCGATAAGCTCGCGCTCCGTTGTGGAGGCTGGGTTCAAGAACTATGGACTAAACAGGAATGGGTTCTTCATCACTGATGGTATCTCCTTCCAATACATTGACACTCCCGCCTTCCACGGCTATCTAGAATCCCGCCTGGACTGGGCTAGGCAAAGCGAGGTGTTCGGCTGGCATAATGAGAAGTTTCAAGAGATTATGTGGGTCTACCCAGGCGTGGACGGGTTCCAGCATGGAGTGGCCTTCAAATACACTAATGGGAGCTTCACCCGCTATCGCCTGCCAATCTACGCTGCGGAGCCTCGGGATGTATTTGCCTTCCCGCTGATAGGAACTGTGGGTGGTTTGGCGTATGCTAGAGGGACTGCGAATGCCCGCTGCTTTGTCCGCACCAAGCCACTGGATGCTGGGAATGCCCTGCGCTACAAGTATTTTGATAATTTCCGCCTCGTTGGTAAGTTCCTCAACGGTGAGACTACTATGAGGCTAGGGCTGCATAATACGCTGAATGGAGCCCCAACTTGGGTCTACGAGGGTCCGGCGCAAGCCAGCACCTTCCTGATGCGCGAAGCGGTGTTTCTTACTATTGAGTTCGCAACTGAGGAGGAGCCGAACTTTGAGATCTCGCAAATCCTAGTGACTGGCAACATCGCTGGGGATATCTTCCAATGATAGGAGATGTTAATGCGGTTGGGGGAATTGGAACTGTTCTCTGCCAACTAAAGTCCATGCCAATCCCTGACGGCTGGCTCTCCTGTGATGGAAAGTGCTATGATGGGATGATGTTTCCAACCCTCTTCGAACTGCTGAAGCATAATAGAATGCAGGGCGATCCACAAGGCTATTTCAGGGTTCCAAATGAAAAGCCCTTCTTGCCAGCTGGGGTGCTAATCACGCTGATAATTCGAGCCACAGCATGATTGAAATAACCAGGGTGCTGCCGCTAGAGTTGGATGAAGCTGATAAACTAGACCTAATCAAGTTCTCCCATTGGGACTATAATAAGCGCAGTGCGGCTGAGATTGTAGAGAGTGCGCTGAAGGAGCTATTCCAGATTTGGCGGGTCACAGAGGGGGATGAGAGGGGATTGCTGATCACTAAAGTCATTGCTACAGCTAGGGGTGGCCGCACCCTCTATGTTGAGGGAATGGCTGGTACAGGCTTTGTAAAGAAGCCGAAGGAGATGGTAGAGCTGCTGTTCAATCTGGCCCGCCAAGGGGGCTGCAATTCCGTGACAGGATGGGTGCAACGGCCTGGAATGATAAAGTGGCTAGAAGAAGCGGAGCTTCCGCTGGTTGCTAGTGTCTTCATGAAGGAGGTGCCTGATGTATCGCAACCAGAGGCTTGAGGAATGCATCTCCGAGCTGCAATATGCCCTATGGTTTGGCGGTAGCTCCTCCGGCGATGCTGATGTTACTTCCAGGGTTGAGCCGTGGGAGGCAGCGAAGGATCACTTCGAGCGGCTGTATAATTTCGCCAACACTGCTTACGATGATACGGATAAGAATCCCTACCCAGGGGAGTTCCACGCAGGGGAGAATGAATTCGACCTCCTAGCGCGAGACCAGATTGTATATGCTGCGGAGCAGATGAATGATGATGCACTTAGAACTAGAACATTGGGTAGAAAGACGCTAGCTGGAGAGTTTCTCGAACCAAGTACTAATCCAATCCTGCAGGCTTCAATTAATGCTGCGGTGGAGAGGGCGGAGAGTGCGCTGCTCGAGGATGTGATACCACAGGTGCTGGATATTGCGGTGAAGAGTGGAGCGTACTCTGGCACCGCTACGGATATCATTATAGATCGAGCCCTGGAAGGGTTCTCTCGGGAAACCCTGCGGGCTACTACTGGGATCTACTATGAAAATTATACTAGAGAGCGCGGGATGCAGCCTCAAGGGGTGGAGCTGCTAAAGGTGGCTGAGGTGATGGAGTTTGAGCGAGCCAAGCTCCATATGTCCAATGCTGATATATTACGCCAGCTGGAGCAGATTGAGCTAGATAATGCTCTCCAGCACTTCGAAGATGAACTAAAGAGCCATTGGAGAGGGCAGCAGGAATATATGTCGATTATGACAGGAGGGGGATTCCATGCGGATACTTCTAGTGATCCATCTAAGAAGAAGAATATTGTTGGGAGTGCGCTACAAGGCGCTGTAGGCGGCGCCAGTCTGGGAGCCACTGTGGGTGGTGGGCCAGGAGCGATTGTTGGCGGTATACTGGGTGGTGTAGCGGGCCTCTTGGGCTAGAAGGGGGTGCAAGCAGATGGCGACATCTAGACTAGAGAGGGAACTAGGCCGGCGCAAGAAGAGGCGCCAAATGGAGCCGCCTGCTCCTGGTATCCCACCAGTTCCATATTTGCAAACGCTGCAAGAGTTGCGTCGGGGGCTGCCACAGGCGGCTGCTCCTGGGATGCTGCCAAATAGACCTCCAGTGCAGCAAGCTGTTGAGCCAGCTGCGCCGGGAGTGCCAAGCCCGCCAATTAATATCCCCTTCCCAAATCGCGCAGCGCCAGCTCCACCAGCTCCTCCGCCAATGCAAGCTGCTGAGCCGTCTGCTCCAGGAGTGCCAGCTAGGCCAAGGAATGTCCCACCTAGCTCCTATGGGCTGACTAATTTCCAAGCTGCTGGGCCTGATATCCCTGCGGTGTTTGAGAATACTAGGGCCCAGAGCCAGTCTGCTGCTCTCAATCCTACGTTCCAACCAACTCCGCTGATCGCTCCAAATTCTCCTCATGCTACCGCCTCCCCCTACGGTTCTCCTCCGCCGCAGCTGCCAGCCCAAAGCTACGCCGATCAGTGGAAAAATTTGATCCCTACAGGCCCGCAATTCTCCTCCTTTGGTGGCCCAGCTGATCCTCGCGGTGGTCCTGTGGATGGTCCTGTGCCCTCTTGGTTCGGTAATGCTCAGCGCGAGATTGGTAATAAGGTCTTCGAGGGGGTAGGAACAGCCATAGATCGCACAGCGAGGGAAGTGAATGCGATAGCTGGAGCGCCATTCAAGCTGGCTCATCAGCTATTCACCCCTGGGGTTCAATTAGCTGAGGAGCAAGCAGTAGCGCAGGCGCAAGAGGTGGCGAGCCAACCACCTGCTGCACCACAAAAGGTCTTCCATTTACAGCCTCCTCCACAGCTCACTCCAAGCTCCATTCCAAGTCCCACTCCGACTGTGGCCGCTCCAGGCACAATGCCAGCACAGGCTGCTGGCACAACGCCCGCTCCAGTGGCTGGCACCACAGGGGCTGCGTCGACGCTTCCTCCAAGTCAAAATGCAGTGCCAGCTGCGCCAGGCAATTGGAACGCGCTACCTCCTGCCGCGCTCGAGATGGCTCAGCAATTTCAGGCGATGGGCTACTCTCCACTGGAGATTGCGGGAATACTAGGCCAATCCAGTGGTGAGACCGGCTTCCAGCCCGGAGCGGTGGGGGATAGTGGGACTAGTCACGGTCTCTTCCAACATCACGGACCGAGAGCACTAGCGCGTCAACAGTGGGCGACAGCCAACGGACTAGATCCGAATGACCCGACTACAGAGGCTCTATTTCTGGACTATGAATTTAATACTAGTGAGAATTATGCCCGACAGCAATTACACGCCGCGCAAGACCCATATGGGGCTGCTGCAGCAGGGCTGCATTTTGAGCGCCCGCAGGGCTATTCCAGAGCCCCAGGTCAGTTCAATCCGACTGCAGTCTCTGGATGGAACAACAGATTAAACAGCACGCAGCAAATCTATAATCTGCTCAACCAAGGTCCGCTGCCACCCGCTCCGGAGAGCTTCCAGCAAGCTGCGCCGCCAGCGCAACCTAATCCTGTGGATCGGCCTCTTCCAGTTGGGCCAGATTATGCTGCCACCAATGACTGGCTGAATAGAGCCGCACCACAACCTGTAGATCCCGCTGCCCAGCGTCAGATGATGTTTAATCAAATACTGAGTGGGATTGCTAGCGCGAATGCTGGTGTGGATACTAGAGGTCCAGGTGGAACTGGAAGGCTGATAGCTGCTCTCGGCGCTGGTGCGGCGGGTGGGAAAGCTAGTGGGGAGGAGAGGGCGAGAGCGGAGAATGAGACCTTCAAGGAGAAGCAGCAGGCTTATGCTGGTGATAGGGCAGGCTACGCCCAAAGCCAGGCGAATGTCACCGCTGATGTAAAGAATAAAGTATCTGAGACTCAGTGGGCCAATATGACTGATGATCAGCGGACAGACTTCATAAATAGAACTAGTGAGTTTAGCGTTGGTCAGGAGAATAAGCTGGGCCAGTTCAACGCGCGCCAGGCTAATAGAGAGAATCTCTACAAATACCAGCTTGGCGCAAAGGCTGGAGCCCAAGGGGAATTGAAGTTCATGGGGAACTATGTAGCGCAAGTTAATCCCGATGGAAGCCTGGGCAAGATTGTTGATCTGCGAGATAATACTACCGATGCGCTAAAATACCGGGCTGAGATCGCCCAGGGTAAGCATGGAGAGCCAGCTAGATTGAATCAGCGATACCAAGAGTTTATTGATTCGCAGGACGAGACTGGGTTGAAAAAGGCGATACTAGAGGACGTGGTTGCGAGTGGTGCGGGAGCTACGGTGTTTCAAGAGAACTATCAGAATGCTGTAGACGAGGCTAATAAGATAATGGCCAGGGGGCAAATGGGTGGAAGTGGAGATGTGCAAGCTTCAAAGCGAATAAGAGATGATATTGTTTCTAATCTGCTCTGGCAATCCTACTATAACCAGGGTGAAGATTGGCTCCAAGCTGCTGCGGGTGCGCAGAACCCAGGGGCGATAGCACTGACAAGGGGACAATAAGCAGTGGCAATGAGGCCGCTAGTTCCGTTAACTCCCTATGGTGGTGGTGGAGCGCCTGGCGCTACGCCGCAAATACTACCTCCCGGCGTAGCTGCGCCAAGTGAGTGGCAGGATCCTACACTTAAGTATCTCCAAGGGCTAGCTGCAAGTGCCCTCTCTGGCGCTACTGAGCTGGTCGGCTACACAGTTCCTGGCGCCACAGAGTTTCGGCAAGAGAACCCTGTGGTCGGAACGATTAGCCAATTTGCCTCCTCTGCGGTGCCCTATGTTGCCTGGATGGGGGGAGTGAGGAAATTCAAGACCGCTATGAATGTAGTGGATAAGATTGTAGGGCTAGAGAAGGCGCCCTTTGCCGCTGGGGCGATTAAAGAAGCTGCGATACTGGCGCCCTTCGAGGTTGGTAGAGTTGCAGCGAGCCAAATTATTCCTGGCACCGATCAAAGTTTCGGCGATATGGTTAGCTCTGCTGCACTAGACCTCACGCTGAGCGCGGGAATAGGTGGGCTGGCGAAGACGATCGCAGCGGGAGGGACTAGAGCGAGGCGAATCGCAATACCTGATCTAGATTTAGCTGCGCCGCCGCCTCTACAGTTGAGAAAGCTAAAAGAACTGCTGGCGGGAAAGACACTAACTATCGAACAACAGGGTGCGGCGAATAATCGCCTTAAGGATCTCAGTGAGCGGGCGAGAGTGGAAGAGGCTCCGAAGCAGAATGACTATATCGGGAAGGTGAATAATAATGAAGCTCTGACAAGATATCTAAACAGCCTCTTCAATATGAAGGGGAATTCTGGACTACTAACGAAGCGCTTCTTTGCAGTGGGCGCGAAGCGCGGCTTCTCTTCTGAAAGTGAGTGGCGTCAAGCTGCAAAGTGGAACTCCCTGCCTGAGAACTTCGACGAAACAGGACGGTATTTCCGAGAACTGACCTTCCAACCCACAGGGGGTGAAGAAGCAGCAGCGGTTATGAAGGATCTGAGTGATAGGTTCCTGGCTAAGAAAATCACTATGGAGGAGTTGGTTGCGGAAACTGCTAAGCTGACAGATGATGCAAATGTCGCGAAGCGGGCTGCTAATGTAGATAAAGAGCTGAGAGCTGGGATGCAATCTATGGGCTTCTCCTGGCTGATGGGGAAAGAAGAGAATGGAATGTTTGTGCTGGCGAAGAAGACTAAAGGGAAGTTTGGTGAAGGTAAGGTTAATGACAGGTGGGTGCTCTTCAAGACTGATATGCCAGGCCTGTATCTACCAAAGCACAAGGCCTGGCAAGAACTGGTGAATGGAAAGCTCTCCTGGGATGTCACTGCCGCTCCGCTGGAGATTGGTGGAATCTACGGCCTGATGCGGAAGTTCCATGAGATGTTTCCAAAGGAGTTCTTTGAGACAGTTGCTACTCCTCATGCACTTGCAGCACTGGTGCCAAAGGGGCTGACGAAGAGTTCTTCTGAGCTAGTGCAAGCGGTAAAGGATGGGAGTAGAGAGTATCTCGCGCCAGCTAGCGGGCAATTCAAAAAGCAAGGCCTCGCCCAGCAAGTCTATATGACCGCGAAGCTCGGTCACAATGAGGCTGATACTCTCGCCCATCAAGTAGTCTATGGGCAGCTACTCCCTGGCAAGCACAATCTCTTCAGAGAGGCGCTATCCCAAGGAGTAATCAATCCAGAGGTAGATTCCATTAGCTCCATCACCGGGCCACTGAGTGATAGCCATCTGGAGCAGGTGGTGAAGCTATCCAATGATCTGGTTGATCCGGCGAACTATGATGCGCTGGTGGCGGAAGGGGTGCTGAGTGCTGAAGCCCGCCAAGCGGCAGACCGCCTCGAGGCACTCGCGAATGTGGTAGAACTAGATCACCAGGCAATCACCGAGGGACTGGGGCTGCCATATTCTCCACGCCCGGTAGGCAATCTGGGGCTAACAAGGCGCTGGGAGGGGGATCCGAGAATCCTGCTGGCTGATGAAACGGGGGCTCCGAAGATCGTAGTATCTGCGAAGAATAAGCGGGCTGCGCAGGAGAAAGCGAAGAGGCTGATAGAGAGCGATCCTACTCTGCATATCGCCGAAGAGGTTGATATATCTAAGACTAAGGGAGCGAGAGGGAAAGATATCCAGATTAGTCCAGCTATAAAGTCCACTATGGAGAAGGGAGGCGGGCTAGAGGGGCTGAGAGGATTTAAGTGGGACCATGACCCTGTGGTAAGGAAGGAGCTGCTGCAGCACTGGCAAGAAGCCTATGCCGCGAAGTTTAAGTGGCAGGCGGAGAGGGGAGTGGATGATCTGCTGGCGCAGCCGAGAGCGATATTAAATGAGATTGATCCGACTACTACACGCATTCTCAATGATAGACTACGAGATCTCCGAGGTGAGCCGGGGAAACTCTCGCAAGCGCAGAACGAAGCTGTGGATCGCGTTCTCGCTCCGATGATTGGGCCAAATAGCGCCTCTAAGATAGTAAGTGTGACAAATACTGGGCTAAGCCTGTGGCACCTGGGTATGGGCAACGTAGCCCATCCGATCATGAATGCTATTACATTCATCCAGACCGTGGTGCCCGAGGTTGCTATGATCCTCGGCGCTACAATGAAGGACTTAACTCATTACAGCCATGCTCTTGCGGGTGGAACAAGAGGACCAGTTGGAGCGTTAGCTTTCCTCTCTCCAATGAAGATATTGGTAAACTCCTTCCGGATGATGGGAAATCCAGATGAGATGCTTCAGCGTTTGATAGCTAGATCTGGCGCGGCGGGTGTCACCCAGCCCAGGGTGGCAGAGGAGTTCATCGGTCTCAATGCTACGAAGGTCAAGGATCTGAGGGCTGCTATCTCCAGTCCTGGCGGGTTTGCTACCTGGGTGAAGGAGCTAGGAACTTGGTTGCCAGCTAATTCCGAACGCATGAGTAGAGTGCACGCCTTTACAGTTGGATATTTAACAGGAAAGGATGTGATGGGGATAGTTGATGAAGAGCGGTTATACCAATGGGCGAAGGAGTTTACCGAGAAGACAATGTATAACTATACTACAGCGGATCGGCCAAGAATTTTCACTGGTCCCTTTGGCTCTTCCATGGGACTATTTAAGACCTGGATGGCGAACTACATGGCCGCTATGCTAGAATACTCCGGTCAGGCACTAAAAGGTAATGTCGCGCCGCTGTTCTGGCAAACTGCGGGGACCGCAGCTGTTGGCGGGGTGGCGGCCACCCCGCTGTATTGGATCGCAGATGGGTTTTCTAAAGCCTTTACAGATAAAGATATTCTCCAGCAAACTTATGATAATCTAAGTGAGGGTCCTGCCGACGCCCTGATGTTTGGAATGCCAGCGGCACTTACTGGCATCTCGCTATATTCCCAAGCAAGCAGTCCCTTCGCCAATCCACAGAGAGATGCTTCTATGCTGTGGTCCAACGTGCTATGGTCCCGTATGCAGGCGATGGGTAGAGTTGCGGGGAATGCATATGACCACTGGCATGCCACTGGCGAGCATCCAGGTTCCACACCAGCTGTGTGGAATGCACTAGTGCAAGCCTTCGCACCAGCTACTATTGCGAGAGCTACTGCGGCGGCCTCTGGAGAGGATGTGATTAATTCTCTCTCCTCTGGATATCCGTTAATCAGCAATGTGTCAATCACCGATCGTGTTCTGTATGGGCTGAAGTTCAATCCGCTGGAGCTAGACAAGGCAATGGCTATTGCAGACACATTATTCAGGAAGAGAGATAAAGCTAATGCACTGGTAAGTGAGCTAGGAAAGGCGTTCGCTGAGGCGATGGAGCGAGGGGATGGGGACGCCATGAGTGAGATTTATATGCAAGCTACTGCATGGGGGCTAGACCCTGGTAGGGTGCTGCATTCCGCGCAGACGCGAGGACAACTGGCTGCCGAGCCGCTTCTCGAGCGGACCTTCTCACCCGAGCTGATCGCGCCAGCGATGAATGTGTTGGGGCAATAGTTATGTGGGCTTCTTCGCTTTGTGAAAACGCCCATCAGGAGCCAAAAAGATGCTAGCGATAAGGGGTAGATCCTATGGCCGCATGGGGAAGCATAAGAAGCGCCCTGTGAATACTGTGGCTCCGGTGCTCTCTGGAATACCTACAGTTGGCCAGACGATAAGCTGCACCACAGGGGTTTGGACTGGGCTAACTCCAATCACATACTACTATCAAGGTGCTCGAGATGGAGTGGGGATTGCAGGAGCTAATTCAAATAGCTATGTGCTAACCCTCGCTGATGTTGGGAAGATGATGCAGTGGGAAGTCTATGCTGAGAATGCCGATGGACCTACTGCTCACAATGCCCTTAGTAATACGCTCGGCCCGGTGACTGCTATTCCGACGCTAAGCGCGGTGAGTGCCATAGATTTCTCCGACATCTTCGTCTGGGCGCGAGCAACTACTGACGGCATCACAGGGACGCTTTATGCAGTGGTGGTGCCGAGTGGAGCGCCAGCTCCGAGTGGGGCGCAAATTGCTGCTGGGACGGATGGAGCGGGGACTGCGGCGACTTCTAGCAATAATGTGGTGATCAGTTCCAGTGGAGTAAAGAATATACTTCTAAGGGGACTGACTGCGGTTACTTCCTACACAATATACATGACGCATAAGCTAGGAGCGCCAATCTACAGTGCTGTTGCCAGTGCCAGCTTCACTACTGATACGCTGATGGCTAGCTTTGCTACTAATGGGCTGGCTACTGGACTGGGTGTATCTACTGGCTGTGGCCCTTTTGGCACAAATATCGCTGATCCGCACGGTGGTACGAATGCAGTGAGATTTGTTGACAACGCTGCTGGTGGGACTAATCAGGTGGTGTTTAGCTGTGGTCCATTTTCGTTTTTCAACGGAGTTAATAAGATCCACATAACAGCGAAAACGCAGAGCGGCGCTGCATGGATTCGCCAGGCTCCCATATCAATAACTGTAGGCAGTGTTTCTGCTTGGTATAATACATCGACGGGTGCGACTGGAACTGTTGGTGGAACATGGTCTCCTACTCCAGTTGTCTTTGACGTAAATGGCTGGAAAATGTGGTCAAGTGCGATCAATCTAGCTGGGGCTGATGTGCTTGGGACTTGGAATATCAACAAGGGTATGGTTGATAATAATATAGGAAACATCCCCTTGGACGGGACTAATATTCAAGACCTCTACAACATCCGCATCACGAGGGTGTAGCAAATGGATCTAATGCGGCTGCTGAATGCCTGGGTTGCGCAGGGAGAAGCTACTGCGGAGGGGGTACGAAGGAAACGCTATGCGAGTTCCCAAGAGCCTCTACCATACCCAGGACATCTATTGAAGGGACTAGTCTACGATCCTCTGGTCGCAGCAGGAGAGCTGGCGGGCGGGAAAGAGGTTCCATATCTGCAGCAGGATCTGACGAGGAATGTTAGTGAGGGCTACTTCGGCCTGGGTGAGCCATTTCAAGAGAGCTTCTATGCGGGAGAACTAGATCCAAGGTATGTTGAAAAAGTTGCTGATGTAGCAATGAATCTGGATATGCCGGGGATAGGTAAGGGGGCGATTGGTGCTGCTGCGGGCGCGCCAATGCCAGATATGAATCAGGTTAATATCAATCCCTTCCCGACTAACCATCTTGGCAATCCAGAGCTCTTCAAAGAAGTTCCAGGGAGCCATCTCGGTGGCTCCACCGGGGCGAAATTGATGCAGGATAAAGCAATCCTGCCTAATCAATATGTCTTCAAGGCGGGAGCGAGCCCAGAGCATGTGAATGAGGAACTGATCGCGGATGACCTGTATAGGGCCATGCAGTTCCCTCATCCGGAAACCTATCTAGCTGACATCGGTGGGGTGGAACATAGGATTTCTCCATTTGTCAAGGGGAGGAACTATCCGGATCTAGGCCCGATGGAAAAGAATGTCGCCGATCAGCGCTTGCGCGATCAATTCCTGGGAGATGCGCTGCTGGCGAATTGGGATGTTGCAGGGGGAAGTAAGTGGCCTAACATCATCATTGAGCCGGGTACGCTTCAACCGCTGAGGATAGATCCAGGGGGAGCGCTGAGATTCCGAGCCCAAGGAGGGCCGAAGGGAGCAGCTTTTGAGAAGAACGCAGTGCCAGAACTGCAGTCCATGCAGAAATATGCAACAGCTAATATGCTGCCGGATGATCTACAACATCAGTATGGGCAATACATCTCTCCGAATGAAGTAGAGATTATGAAAGCTGTGGGGCATGATCCTGAGCTGGAAGATATTATGGGAGGGCGGCTTGGAGCGCTGAAGACGCAGTTTGGGAAGGGGACCGCCGGAAGCCTCCCGCCGACTAGCCAGCTAACGCCACCTCCCGCGCCTACTAATTTCCTCCAGCCTGGATCCAATGCACTGTCATCTCCAGCTCCGCCAGCTAATGCTCCACTGCAAAGTGGAGTGAGCTACGGTATCCCGACGAGCGGGCCGAAGACAGCGCCTGCGCCACTAACTCCATCCCTGCCGAATCCAGCACAGCTCCCTATAACACAGGGCAACAATAACTATCTATCACAGTATGGACTGCCGCCTCCTCCACCATCTCCTGCTCCTCCAATGTCCAATGTCCACATGGGGAGCTATACAGATTTCCTAGCCCAGCACAATCTCCAAGATGATAATAATAACTGGTTAGACTATGTGCTGAATAAGCCGCCGGGGCATCATGCGGGGCAGATCGCAAGTGGGGCGCCGCCAGCTCCTGCTGCTGCTAATCCCAATGCACAGGTTCCATTCTCCCAAGGCAATCCAGACTACGCGGACTGGCTACAAAAGTATGGAGCGATAGATATTCCTGAGAACGCGGAGGATTGGGCGAATGGCTGGTCTCCAGGAACTACAATGGCGCATGGAGGAAACTTTCCTGCCCCAGAGTGGCATCCAGCAAAAGCTGAGTATGATAAGCTGGTGCAGTATTTTGTAAAGGGTGGAGAGCCTATGCCCGCAGCGCAGAACTATGCTGCGGATGCGATAGACAATCCACATAACTGGCCTACTACACTGAAGTCTGCAAAAGTAGATATCAACACGCTGAAAGCCGGCCTCGCTATCCATCCGAGTACAGGGGAGATTATACCAGCGGGGGCTTATATCCCACCGCAGCATACGACGAGCTTCAATGCTCCAAGTAGTTCCTATCCTTCTCCTGCGATTAATACAGCGCCTTTCAAGCCTACAAGCCCACCACAGCTGCTGCGCCCAGGAGGGAAGTTCGATTGGGAGGGAGATTTTGATAAGCTAGCGAATTGGATCGCTGGAACTGGCTTAAATGTAAAGGATCCAAAAGAGTGGGCTAATGTCAGTTCCCTTGCCCAAACCATGGTGGAGCATCCAGGGACCTACACTGGGGAGGCTACGAAAGCAGGGATAAATCTAAGGGGGCTGGGTCAAGCCGATCCGGGAGAGATTGAATGGACTGTACAGAATAGAAAGAGAGTAGCTGCTGGGAACGCGCCCTATGCTCATTCGAGACAGGATGTGCATACTGAGCCAGGGTGGGCGACCCATCAGTATCGCAGCCAATACAATTCTCCACTCTACACTGGTGGTGATGAATGGAATCGGCTGATGAATGCAGGCTACAATGCTAATCTAGATTTTGATAAGGATATAATTGCTGCAATCAAGCCATCAAATCCAGAAGCTGTGAAACGCCAAGCGCAGCTCAATATGTTAGATCAGTTGCCGAGGGATTGGCAGCAAAGCCTGGCGCATGAACCCTATGTGCCCCATGCGGTGAAGCAGAGCGATCCAGACTGGAAGCAGAACTTGCCAACGGATCTGCAATCTGCGATGACGCCAGAGCGATATGCGAATGCGATGGCAGGGGGCTTCGATCCGAGGCTCTTCTATAGAGGTGCTCCGTATCCATACAGAAGGTTTCTAGATCCTAGTGGGAAGCCGGGTAGCCCGTATATATTTCAATCTGAGTCGCCAACGATTGCTGGCTACTACGGCAGTAAGTATGTCTATCCAGAGGCGCTGCGGTTTGGCAACACTGAGATAACTGATGTTGGGGGGAGGAGCTATGGCTCACCCACTATGTGGTTAGAGCATATGGCACAGGGTGGGAGGCAAAAAGGACTGGAGTCTATGCAGATCCAGAATATGTATGACGCAGGAGGGCAACAGACACAATACCTGATTGGGAATCCAAATCAAGTTAGAAGTCCATATGCTGCGTTTGATCCGAACAGGCTTCATGAGCCGGATCTACTGGCGGCGAGGGTAGGTGGGATTAATCCCTTTGCTGGGCAGCAGGATGAGGAGCAGCCACTGTTCCCCTGGCTGCCAGTGCCAACTAGTCCACCTGCCCGTGCTCGTCCGCGCGCCTAGGGAACCAGAGGTTAGTGCCCGCTTCGCGAGCAATTATATTAGCTCTCTCCGCCATGCTAATGATGCGCTCTATCCGATCGCTAGTGGTGCGAGTGATCAGGAAATTAATCAAAAAGCTCTCATGCATGGGTTTTCTCCCGTTCCGCATCCAGACGGAGAACATGTAGAAGTTTAGTTGCTTGATTAGTTCTCCATCACTCTTCCCAGTCATCTCTCTAAAGACATCTGGCATTACTTCTTCTGCTTCTAGCATCCAACCCTGGGCTCGTCGGAAGTCCTCCTCCTGCACGATGAGGGAGTTGCTTCTCGACAGCGCTGCAATCATAGAGAGCTTCACGCAGTGGAGATCTCTGCGGCCACAATAATGCACGAGTTTGCTGTGCGTCGGAACTGGCGGCATGCCAGCGTTGGTCCACTCCACAGCTGCTCTTCTCGCGCCAGGGGCCCACTTCATCTCTCCATAGAGATCGAGAATTTGAGAGAAGTCAGAGACGATGGAGCGCTGGAGAGTTCTCATCTTAATATCCACTACGTTATCGAAGAGGTCGTCCTCGGGAAATAGCTGCTTCTTTACCCCCGTCCCGGAGTAGATCAAAATGATCCTACTCATAGCGCCCATACCCCAGGCCTCCTCTGGTAGGATACTAGCGAGGAATGCAGGCTGCGTGCCACCTAGAAAAGTGATCTGGGGATTGAAGACTTCTACGGAGAGCTTGTTGGTCCGCCTCGTCTCGCTATAAACTGCCTTACTATTATAGATCTCGGTGAGCAGGGAGAGGAAATCAATGTCATGACTGGAGATGAGCACACCAAGCTCCTCTGCGAGGATCGCGAGAGAACTGTATTCGAGAAATTCTATTGAGAGCGCATCTGTACCAGCGAACTTATTGAGTGGGATATGTCGCTGCGCCTTCGCCATCTCATCTACAAGAGATGCTTTGGTCATAGAGCGAGGGGCTACCTTCAAGCGGCCAGTGATAGTGCCCTTCGCAGAGTGCCAGATGCGCTCCACTGGTCCTATGGCCTGCCCTTTTCCAATCGCTGGTGGGGATACTAATAAAGTATAGAGGGAGGGAAAGACATCAAATTCTGTTTGCCAACTCTTCCCCGTCCTCGTCCAGATTCTCTTCTCTGCCGCTGCACTGATCGCAGTGATCCCTGCCCAGAGTCTAAATCGGGCTGGACTAGGTGCATCTGCCGTGATATCTAAGAAGCTATCTATCCAATCCGAGAGACGCCTTGATTTGATACCAGGCGGTCCGCTTGTGGAGGAGCTTATGGTATCGCTCGTTGGGACAGAGAACAAGGTTCCCGTAGCTGTTGTCTCCTCGTCTCCCGTTGACATGATGGACTATGGCTCCCTCTGGTAGTGGCCTTCCCAGAGCTTTTTCAGCTAGGTGGCGATGTTCTAGTTTATAACCACCATCTACAAAGATATACCTATATCCATTCGGAGCTGTGTAGCCAGATCCTTTTGGTGCTATCAATCTATCATAGGTTCCTCGATCATACATTCTGTGATAGTGGGCCATGCAGACGCGGAGGGTGACAGCAGGAGCTGTGCAACCAGGAGCGACGCAGGTAGTTCCTTTGTTATAGAATTTTGTGAAGTGAGGATCACCATATTTTTTGACTCTCTCGTAGTGCTGACAACACATCTTCTTTTTCCTGGCTGGTTTCTCACAGCCATCTACAATGCAGCTCATATCATCATCCTTTCTAGGCCTTTGGCTGATGGGTCTTCCCTGCGCGAACGGATGTCTGGGACACCAAGGACTCGGCCTCTGAGTCCATCAAGGTTAAGTGGCTTGGGTTTTCTTCCTCTTCTGGCGTCATTTGCAGCCATTGCCTCATCATAGTATTTCGACCAGTTCCAGCCAACAGCAATGTCGGAGGGGATTATCATTTCCCTGCCGTTGTGGTAGAGGGGCGTTGCCATCAGTGGGATCACTGCCTGGAGGACTTTCTCTTCTCTTTCCTCGTCGTATTGGATGAGGACGGCATCGTGGACTTGAGCGAGAATTTCGCACTGCCGTCTAAGGTAAGCCCGGATTCGCCAGAGAGCGAGGTTGAGGAGAACTCCGACCATGTGCTGAGGAACGTGAGCAATTGCTTCACGGAGTGTTGCATCATCATTGCTTCTCCCAAAGAACATTCTGCTGGTTAGCAGAGGAGTTGAGATTTGGCCGTGGAGTTGGAGTTGCTGTGCACACCACTTGTGGTAGCGAGAGATGTCGGGGAAGGCCGCGAAGTAGCCTTGCTGAAAGTCCTCAATCAACTTCTGCGGCACTTTCATTTGCCGAGCTATGGTGAATGGCTTGCCGTAGTAGTTGGTGCCATGCCCTCCTCGCTTGGACATATAGCGATAGGTGTGGTGGAAGTAGAAATCCTGATCAGCAAGTTCCTTGTCGACTTTAGCCTCTCCAGTCCAGCCAAGTCCTGGCCAGATCAATCGGCAAGTAGAGGTGTGTAGATCGCCAGACTCACAAGCGTCAAGATAGTGGCTGAGATTAAAGAGAATAAAGCAAAGAAGGCCCAGAACGCGAGACTCCGCTTGCGCGAGGTCGATGTAGGCAAACTTCTTCCCTCTATCCGCGATAAAGATACGACGGAGTTCTTCAGTGATGTTCTGTAGATTTGTTCCGCCTCCGAAGACGTTAGAGGAGGATGACCAGCGGCCTGTCTCAGGGCCTGCAACATTGTAGGAGGTTCGCATCCGAGAGTCACCGTCAACTTCTGTCCGCAACACGGACACTTTTTTACTGAGATCGCGAAGTCGGATGATGCAGTTGCAGATTGGCTCTGCATGGAAATATATGGAGAGCTTCTCCAAGGCGTCCCTGTTAATGGAGACGTTTTTTCGTCCTTTGACATATGAGTGCTGCTCCGGTAGCTTCATAGCCTCGTAGAAGAACTGCTTAAGCTGGTGGTGGGAGTTGGGGTTGAGAGGCTTCCCCCAGACGGCACAAGCGAACTCGTTGAGCACATTCTGCAGATGGGATATTCTTCTCTCCAGAGATGCAACTACTTCCCAGCGATAGTAGTTGTCGACTAAAATGCCCCTTCTCATCATGGCGAGTGCTGGCCCTTGCATGGCGCGCTCGAAGGAGTAGTTAATGCGAGCGCCAGCCTGCCACGCACGGTGCTCTGGAGTGGCTTCCTCTCGATCCAGCTCCTCGCGCAGGCGTTGCCATACCTCAAGTGTAATCCCAGCGTCTAGCCCATTATAGACCTGGTGAGAGTCATGGGGACTCAGGTATTTCGGCATGTTAGTGGTAAGGATTTCAGTCATTGCGCCCGATCCTACGGTGAGCAGTCTTCATGTCCGGGAAATACTTTTCAAGTCTGTGGCGTGCTTGCTCCATTCCATTCGACTCTCCATAATCCATATAAAAAACTACTTTCTCAGCATGAGGCCAGAAATAATATCCCAGTTGAATACCTAGCTTACGTGAAGCTGGATCTCTATCATCGAATACCCAGGTGAAGAAACCATGTGATGCAAATGGAACTTCACCCAGAGATATAGCGTGCCGAATCGCTCGCCCGAGGTAGATGCGATTACGTTCCAACTCTCCAGCGTAAGGAGATTCGATGATGGTGAGGCCGTTGGGGACCATCTATTCCTCCCGCTTGGTTTCTTGTGAACCATGTCTGGCACGCATACGCTTCCATGCAACGTCGTTAGTGTATATTGAACCCAGGAATGCCAGGCTCTTAGGTAGTTCGGGATACATACTGTGATGCAATATCATAGTGTCTTCTAGAAAGCCTGGAATAGGTATTAACATGTCCCACAAATATTGGCAGTCATATATCCCGTTCTGGAATAGCACCCGAGGGTGGGAGGAAAGCAAATGAAAAATCTCGTCCCAAACAATACACTCCTCAACTTCATTCCAGTGACTCCAATCGGGTTTCTCTTTGTTCCAAAAGGGAATCACGAGAATGTTGCTAGGGGTGGTGGCGAAAGCGATGCTGGTTATTTGCCTCTTCTCAGTCTCTATATCACAAGAGAGAATGGGAGAGCGCTGGGCGTCTAGCAACCAGAGGAGAGTTTCTTCAAGCCCAGAGTTGATTTTAATCCTTCGCTCCGTGCGCCGGATCTCCGGGAACTCCATCTCCAGCTTCGCCTTTGCGAGATCTTGTAGTACCACGACTCTCCAAGCCCAATTTCTGAGCACAGCAGCGGGGTGGTAGGTCGGAAGAACTTTAAGACCCGGAATGAGAGTGGAAGAGGATACAGTACCCCGCGAACTGCCGATGGCTGCGGAGCCCGTAAGGGCCCAGAGGGCGGTGTTGCCGAGGGCGACGCAGAGGTTTGGACGTAGTTCATCCAGCTCACTCTTGAGGCGATCCAGTTCTGGTAGGAGGTCGGGGTGGAGATACTTGCCCAGCGAGAGCGGCGGGAGGCTATAGCTCGAAGGGAGATCTTTCTTCGAGACACAGAAGGACTCCATCTTATTGTTAGGTGGACGAGTCCATAGAACGTTGGTAAGATAGCATCTGCTGCGCTCAATACCAGACTCCTGCAAGAGCGCGGTGAACTCTTGGCCCGCTTTCCCTACAAAGGGGATGCCAATCATCTCCTCTGTCTCTCCAGGGGCTTCACCTACAAATGCTATGCGGGCGTCAGCTGGACCAACTGCCTTGATGCAGGGAAGGAATAGGCTCACTTGCTGATCGCCCTGAGGGTGCGGAAGTTGCGCAGTGCAGTGCGAGCATTCTCCGCGAACTCTTCATTCTTCTCTAGACCAAAGACAAATGCAGCCCCCAATGACTCCGCAGCTCGAAGCGAAGAACCGCTACCAGCAGTAGGATCAAGAATACGAGAGTGCTCATCAACAAACATCTGCATGAAGTGGCGAAGAACTGGCTCGGGCTTTTCAGACTGATGGGATTTAGTACCAGTTGGAGCAGCGTAAGCGTTTGCCACGGCGCGAACAATGAGCCTGTCGCCGCGAGAAGCAATAAAGCAAGTCTCATAGATTCTCCTTGGGCCACGTTTTGGATCGGGCAGGATGCCTTTGTTATCGCTCTTGAGCCAAACTAAGGGGAAATCTTCGAGAGTCCATTCAGGCAGCCGGTGGGAGAAGAAGTCCCTGGTCTCACAGTAGTACTTCATAGAGAACCAGAACATCATATGAGCGCTGCTGGAAAGTATTCTATTCTCGTTAGTCGCCAGAGATTCAAGTAGTTCCCAGTAAACGTTAGGGTCATCTTCGTAACCCCCGTAGGAATCTGAATTACCCTGGTCGGAGGTGTGAATAGAGATGCCAAAAGGAAAGTCACAGTGGAGGAAGTTGAACAGAGGACCGTTGTAGAGAGGAGCCCATTGTGTAAAGTCTGCTGTGATGATGGACTCAACAGGAGGGGGTGCAAGTGCTCCCTGTGGTCTCGTAATAGACTCGGTGAGATCGGCGAGGATAGTGTCATTCTTCCTTTGCACCTCCCGAGCGAGAGTATTGTGAGCCTGGCGCCAACCAGTGGCCTTCGCGATGCGTTCATTGCCAGCGAGGGCGGCGGTGCCGACTCCGATCATCATGCTCACAGTGCTAGTGGCGAGGCCAATGCTGTCTGCCGTTTGCTTCTGGGTCCACTCTGGGTCTAGCTTATGATAGAGCGAATGGATGCGGACTATCGCTCGCGTCTGGTCCTCCCAAGATAGATCCTTCCTCTTGAGGTTCTCTTCCAGCTCTATTATTTGAAGCTCAATAGGATCAAGCTCCGATGCAAAGCGAGCTGGGATATCATGCAGGCCGAGCTTAATGCTGGCTGCAAGCCGCCGCTCTCCACAGACCAGCACTAGATCTTCTGTCACTACGATGGGCTGGATGACACCTCGCGCCTTGATGCTAGGGAGCAAATCATCCAGCACAAGGTCTGTGCGCTGTCGCTCATCTCGTAGCACAGTGATATCGCTGCAAGCGATCCTGCGGTATCGGTTGGTTAGCATATGTTCCTCCCAGTCAAAATGCTAATGCTGGTGGGGAGAGGAAGGCTCACCTCCTCCTCTCCCCTTCACCCAGGCTCATCGTTGAGAGTCGTCTGGGTGAAACTAGTGGGGGCTGCACTGAACTAGCTACAAATGCAGTGCAGCCCCAAGTGGCCTTTCAACGGCCGCTGTCTCAGCTCAGGCTATCCAAACCAAAAGACAGCTATGCTGGCTCGTAACCACTCGTGAGTCCTTAAGGGGCTGTTAAGCCCCTGCTCCCGCCTGGCCAGTGAGCCGGGCAATGTTGTTGTAGATGATCGGCGAGCCATCTTCGTTCCGCTTCTGTTTGTCCGGGGTCTGGTTGACCTGGACAAAGACAGGAGCGTTCTTCACCTCCGGCAGGGTCTCGCCGAAGGATCGCCCTGCGGTTTCCACTCCGCAGCTCCTAATAAATTCCGAGAGCTTCCACTGGTTCTCCTCATCCAGCCAGAAGTCATGGCGCATCCGACGGTCTGCGACGCGGATAGGTTTTCCCTTGGCGTCAACCAAGTCCGCCGCTTCGATGCCATCGGAGGCTGCAGTGATGCGGATGTTCACGCGAACTTGGGGTGTCCTGTCCGCTGTGTTGCTCTCAATCGGCTGGTAGTCAACCACGACTCCCTCATAGGTGCCAACAGGGAGGATAGCAGGACGCTCTGCATCATCGACTCGCTTTGATAGTAAGCTCTTAAAATCAGCCATCTTCATCTCCATCAGTTAGTTAGTCAGCTACTCTGCTGCTTCAGAAATCAGGGGCTTCACCCCTGATGGGTTAGAGCCGAGCACATCGTAGAAGTACTGCGCTAGCCCGGTCTCAATGGGGTATTCTCTCTTCACACCAGTGGGGTTACTAGACTTCAGTCCGAGGGAAACCATCGGGACTGTGGTGATCTTCCTCTTCATGGCAGGACCAACGCCAGTGCAAACTACTTGCAGGGCATCGTTGAAGTAAGAGCCAACTTTCTCCGGTAGCTTGTTGCCCGGAGCAGATGGGAATCCACCCTCAAGTTCCCTGCCCAGCACCTGTAGATTTTCCTTCCCGCCCCTAATTTCGCGCCAGCGCCAGTCAATATGTGTAATTACACACACCTGGCATTTGATCTCACTATCCTTCAGCATCTCAAGCAGCTCTTTAATCATCGTTTGCACTATCCCCCAATCAGGGAGGGTAGGATGTTGCCCAAGTTTGGCGTTAAGAGACTGGTGGTATCGCATTGCGGCTTCGCCACAGTGGGTAAGGGAGTCAATGACCAGGATGGAATTAGAGTCCCACGAGGACACTGGTCCAAGGGAATCGGACTTCCAGTTCGAGAGCAAAGTGACGGCCTTAGTCCATGCCACGAGAGGGGTGCGAGGCAGTAGTCTCCCTTGCACGTTCTTGAAAGAATCTGTGCATTTCTCCACGTAGACGCGGGACATAGCATCTGGATCGTCCTTCAAGAGGGAGGCCAAGATCTGAGTTCCGTTGTCAAAGTCCAGGATGCGGAGGGAATACCCGGCGCGAGCGAGGCTAGCTAGCGCTCCTGTTTTCCCCATCCCAGAGTCGGAGACTAAGAGGAGCATCATACGTTCTGTTGGGGTGAGACGAGGCATGGGGATAGCTCCGTTGTGGGTTTCAATGTATCATGGTTCATTCGAGTTGTCAATCATTATCATTAGTGTATCACACATCTCCCCTCACTTCAAGAGGATCCCAGATCTTTCTGGTGAAGCTCGCTTGCAGGAGAGTGTCTCGCATAGCGGGGGCTGAAGAGCAGATGCTGCGAAAGCTGCAACCTCCATAGTGCCCGCAAGCCTTGTCGTTCTTGGGCCAGAAGCTCTTGCGAGCATAGGCTTCTCCCAGCTTGATATACCAGCCGGCTTCTTCGAGCCATTCATCAAGTTCCTCCCTGTGGCGAGTGGTGAAGCCACGCTGAAAGCGGGTGAAGTTAACTAGAATCTGCGCGCCAGATATGATGACCCCTTTGACTGGCTGCTCATACACTATCTGGGAGGCTAAGGTGTAGAGGGACATCTGATTATCTGGATTGAACATGGAGAACCATTCAGGGGATAGACTATATTTGCTGGTCTTATGATCCATCGCCCAGATCTGGGAGTTAAATTCCACAAGCCGGTCTAGATGCCCACAGAGCATAGCTCTTTGACCTGAAACCTCATATGGAATCTCGAACCGGAAGGATAGTTCGACGGCGGGCTTCCCATTGTTAAGCAGAAGAGTACGGGCGGAATCCTCTTCGAATTGCTCCAGATACCAGACAACTGAGCGTAGTAAAGTAGCTCGGTTCTTGTTGGGATCATCGGAACTCCAGGGACGCCAGCGTCCATCGGGGAGCCGAGTGATGGTGGCAGTGAGACAGTAATGGACGCTTGCGTCCACTGCATCATCATGGGAAAGATCGGCGGCTCGCTTGTGGTCATAGATCTCTATCGCTTTGTGGTAGTGCAGGCCAAAGGTGAGATGGACGGACTCGAGCGCGGGTATCCAGCCCTCGAGAATGGTGTACTGGTATTTCCTCGGGCACTCTTTGAGCAGGCCAAGGCTTACGCTGTCGAAAGCGAATTGCAGGCCAGGCACTTCTGGGGAAAATGCTTTGCGGCTAGTTGTGTCGGAGATCATGGTGGTGAGCCTTCAAAATTTTGCGCTAGGATGGGGACTGATGTGCTTACATGTATGGCTGCTCGGTTGTCATTTTGGGAGCTCCGGTCGGACGCCAGCGGCGATCTCGACGGCACGCTTTGCTGTTGGCACGTCCTGCATGCAGCCGAGGCGTTTGAAGATTGACCACTCGACCTCCATCGAAGGCACGTTTATTGGTTCGTCTTGGTTCTGCGGCCGCGCCCAAGCGTAGCAGGAATCGCCGCTGTCGCCTTCGAACTGTGATGGCTCGTCCTGTCCTGTGAACTGCTCGATCCAGCCGAGTAATAGGCCGTCAGCATCACGCAGCTCGTCGTAGAGCGCGTAGTGATCGCTCTTAAAGGTCTCTCCTGGCTTCCAGGTTGCTGTCACTTCTTCCCTCCCTGTGCTTTTGGGGCAGGCTTGAGGGCGACAAACGGGCGGGCACGGAGACGGGTGTACAGGTTACGCAAACACCACAACTCTTCGGCTCTGACTATTTTTCCAAACCTGCCTGTTATTTCGTCGGATGGCGCAAAGCGTTCTTCGTGATAAACGTCGGCGGCTCTTGCGAATGGCGCTAGCGCCTGCGCCGCCTCCTCCAGCACGGCGGCTTCGATCAGGGGAATGGCGGCGGTGAGGGCGACATTGGCTTCCGGGACAAAGTTCGGCCATCCGGCATCCTCAGATGCTTTATACCGCTCAGGGGTTAGTGGCTCACGATGTCGCGAGTTAAAGTCTAAGCGTTGTCGTGCCAACGCCCGAGCCACCGCCTCCACGATTGCCGGGTCGAGCTTCATGCCTTCCCCTCCTCTGGTCGGGTGGGAGGGACTTCAACGAACTGGCCGTCTTCAAACTCCTTGATTGGCCGTGCCCAGAATGCGCTGCCCCATCCTCCAATGTCGTGACGGTAGAAGACGATTGGCGTAATGTCATCGACGCCATCCCCGGATGCATACAGACCGCGCCCAATTTCAGTTACGAGCGCACCACTGTTTACGTGTCGCCAGCGCTTCCTCTCCTCTGTCCGGGCGGGAGGGGGAGGGGCTGCGGCGAGTGGAGTTGCTGCGGGGCGAATAGCTGCGATGGCAGCGACGGCCGCTGCTCGGATGCGAGCCTCCTGCTTTTCGTCCATGTCACTCCACGACATGGGGCGCTCGACTTCGGCGACGTTCTCATGGAGCGCACGCAGGATCGCCCACGCGACGCGCTCAGTCTCAGCGTCGAGTTCACCAATGCTGGCGTAGCCTTTCTGCCACCCCTCCGGCGCTGCTGACCGCTCCAGGCGGTCGAGGGCGGCGAGGGCCTGAAGGTATTGGGTGCTGCACCACACTTCTACGTCACGACCATCATACAGCGTGTGGTCGATGCACCACGCTAGTTCCAGTTTAGCGAGAAGCGCGCTCGCCTCCTCCAGCGCCGCGCGCACCTCTGCGATGTCGGTCATCTCCACGGGATCGCTCCGAAAACGATACCGATCTCCAGTAAGCAGAACAGCCAAAACCATAGGTCCTGCGAACCTTGCTCACAGATTGAACTCATCCCTCACCCCCTTCGGCTTGCGTGGCGGAGTGGGTACAGCGCCCGCATTGGCTAGAGCCCAAGATCAGCGAGGGAGATTGGCCCTGTGGTCTTCTTTCCATTCTTTCTCTTTGGCTTCTCCTGCTGCTCCTCTTGCATGAATTGAAAGCGCTGGGCGCGAAGGGTGCGAACGATGGCGTCCCTGTCGGCGCGAGTGAGTTCCTCCGGATCGCGCGACATTATTTCCTGCATGGAGATCACCGGGTTGGCTTCATCTAGGGGCGAAGCCCCTGGGCTATCACTCATCTGCTTCCTCCTCTTCTCCCTCTTCAAGTCCTGTAATAAAGTCCTCTATTGTTTCCTGAATCTCCGCAGCGAGTGCTGTTATTATCTCTGTGTTGCCGGCGTAGCTGGTATCGCTGAGAAAGAGTTCTGCGAGATCGTAGCATTTGGGATCAAAGGTAGTCATTGGTGCGCCTCCTCAGCTAGTGCTTCAAGCTCCTCGTCATCTAGTGGCCGGATTGGTTTCTGGCGAGAGGCTTGTAGATCCTGCATTCTCTTTACGCTATTGCGGACTATCGTGCGAACAGCTTTGCCCACTCCCACCGATTCCTCCCTTCGGTAGTTGCTTCTCAGCCACTCCAAGTCGGCTGAGAAGAGGTTGATGTGAATGCGTTCTATTGGTTCGTCCTCCTGGCGTGGCATGGTGGAGATGGCTCCTAGTGCGTTGTTTCAAGGGGAGATGTCGATCGGTAGGCTGGTATCTAGTTCTTCTTCAGGCGGCAAAGCCGCCTGGCGCTTCTTTACAATCCAAAGCTCTGTCCGTGGACTATAGGGCGATGGGATGAAAGATAGTGCCCGTAGGGCGCTATCTCCATTGGTGCTTCTCGCCTGAGAGAACATAGCCTTGGCATCGTGGACATTGGAGACTACTACAATGATGCCCAGTGGACTCGCCGCTGCCTGATACATGAGAGATACGAGGTTCTCATGAGCGGAAGTTGGAAGGGGGATAGGCATGGTGTTACTGGGTCCCTCTTCCAACTAGATTGCTCCAATTACTGGGCGGTAGCTTCTGCACCTTGGGCGGGAAGTTCCAGCTCGTCGAGAGTGATCGAAGTCTTGGCGCTGATCCTCCGCTGGGCCTCTTCTCTGATCTCTGGCCGCTTCGCGAGGATCCCGGGGACGAGCCCAGCGATCTGCTCTGCGTCCAGCTTGCCATAGCCCTTCGACTTCGCGTGCTGGCGGATGAGATCCCTCGCCATGACGTGAGCTTCGCGCTCCACAGGATCTCTTGGTAGCCCCGCTTCGCCAGCGCCAGAAGCTGCTCGGGTGCCAAACTCATAGTCATTGGCGTAGGAGCTAAACTCCTGCTGGAGATCGTCCGGAGCCGCCTCGCCATCTCCCGGGAACTCTCCACCGTTCTTCTGCGCAGCTTCCTTCGCGGACTTCACTTTCTTGGCAAAGTTATTCCGAAGGTTCTCAGCAAAAGTCTGGTTGAGGGTGTTCGCCTCGTTCTCTGTAAGAACATGGCCGGTTTTGTAGGGAGCTGGGGCGTTGAAGAGCAGACCTTCAACCTTGATCCTCCGCTGTTCGCTAGTTCCATTCTCGCTCATGGTAGTTTTTCCTTTCCTATGGTGGGGGCGGTTGCCCCGATGCTTTGACGTGGTGACTTTGGCACAAAATTAAAGGGCTGTCAATGGGAATGTGTAGGGTTATGGGCGTTTTCACAATGTGAAGAAGCCCATCAGTGGGGGCGGTTGCTTCTGTCATAGGCCTAGCTTCTTTCTCTCTTCTTCGTAGAGAGCCTCAGCTCGATTCTTCTTGAGCTGGGGTTGCTGCAACTGCAACTCTCGCACTACCCAAGCTTTGCGGATCGCTGCCATCTCTTCGAGTGAGAGCGTGTGGGTGCGGGCGAGAGCTATTAAGGTGGGGAGATCTAGTGTGAGTCCCCCACTCCTCAAGTCGGATAGCTTTTCCTGCCAGCTCTGCATGTGCTGTGCCTGGGGACTAGAGCCCCAGGTCGGCGAGGGAGAGGAGCTGCTTAGCGGCTTCTCGTTTGCTGTACTGGCCTCCGGTGGAAATTCCTGCTGCGGCATTTTGGCGAGCCCTTTGTTTGAAGTACTCTGTGTGGTGATCTCCCCAGGCCTGAGGGCCAAACCTCCATCTCCCTATGGCGTAGATCATACCGAGGTAGGTGGAGTCTGGGTCCTCTTTCGAGCTTTGATAGATCTTAAAAAGCTCTTCAAGGGGACAGTTAAAGAGCTGGTGCTCAAGCACCAGCCTCGCGTGGTCTAGGTCCATCGAAGATCTCCTCTAGGTTGTCCTCAATGTTCTTCCCGTTGAGGATGTTGATGTGGGTAGCCCTCCGCTTGAATACTAAGTGGCCGAAGGTGCCAGGGTAGCGCTGGCGCTCCCTTCGCAGGGCGTTAAATATCGTTGCGAGAGTGCGGGGCTCTGCGCTAACGCGCAGGCCCCCCTTCTTGCTCTCTGCGGCGCGAACTAGAATACTGTGCGCTTCTGTCATACAAATTGCTCCAAATTGGCCAGAATTAATGTATCCTTCGCCCTGGTTTCAATGACGTACTGGAGGTTCATCTCCTGCTCCATGAGCCAGGGCTGTTCCAGTTCCACATTGCGAGCCCACTTCGAGGGGATGCGCCAGGGATCAAGGTGGAGCACGCAATGCCACTCCAAGCCCTTTGCTTTGTGCCCGGTGGACAGGGTGATCTGGCCGTTAGCTGCCTCGAAGAGCTGCTCAAGACAGGAGATGATGTGGCGGACTGTTGTGATATCACCACTGGACTCAATCACAGCCATGATGGACTCGTACTGATCTTCTACGCGATTTCCCTTCTCTGGCTTGTCCGCTGCGTTGGCTAACCGCATCTCCTTCTCTTTCCAGGAGGTGAAAGCAGGAACAAACTCATCCACACCAAGGATCTTCGTTCCAGCGATCTTCTTGACTAGCGTAGTGAGGGACTTGCCGAAATCCCTGCCGAGGACTTTGATCCCAATCCGCTTGCGGATAAGAGAGAAGGCAAGGCTAATAAGAGGGGCGTTGTTGCGGCAGAGGATAGCGTTGGGCATCACGCTCTCAGCGGCCGATGGCAGGGTCCATTGCTTCTGATCACGCCAGTCGAGGAGGCGCCCATCTGGGGCCTCGGGCGCCGCAGTGTATTGAGGGGCATGGCCTAATTGCCTCGCCACTACCACCTTTGGACACCGCCAGGTGACGGTAAGAGGGAGATCAATCCAGTCCGGCTTCAGTTCTTTGATCTTCCGCATAGAACTGCTATCTGCTCCTCGGAATGCATAGATGCCCTGCTTCTGATCGCCAGCGATGATAAGGCGCTGCCCGCAGGACTTCATGAGCTGAAGCCTGTTAAGGTGGCTGATATCCTGGCTTTCATCGCAGATAACAGTGTGAAATTTCTGGTAGAGGCCAGAGAAGAGGCACGACATGTAGATCTGGTCATCAAAGTCGATCGTCCCTGCCAGCGCAAGATCAATAGCCTCACACAAAATCTGCCGAGCGCCCACCATGAGAGCTTCTGTAAGGTCGATGTTAAGGGCGTCAGCTGCGCTCTCCCATCCCCAAGAGTCATCAGGCAGTAGGCTGCGCCGGGCCTGCGGATAGCGGGCAGGAACCAGTCCCAGCATCTTGGCTCGCTTGACGAGATTGGAAAGGTTCCCCCACTCGTCGTCAGAAACCCCACCAAGCTTTTTGGTGTATGCAGTTGTGAGGCGGGCGATTTTTCTGTCATCTAGGATTAGCCTTCGGCCAGTTGCGGAAGCGAATGCCCTGTGGCCGAGAGCATTGAAGCTCTTCACGACGACCCAGGGGGCGAGAGGAGGCAGCTCTTTGTTCTCTCCTCGAGGTTCTATAAAGACCTTCTCAAGGTCCAAGCAGTTCTTCTTGTTGAAGGCGAGAAGGAGAATAGACTTCGTGGGAAGGTGAGGGACTAGGAGTTCTATTGCTGTGGTCTTGCCAGTGCCGGCCAGGGCGAAGATCATGAGATTAGCATCGCTGCTTCGCGCTGCGTCCATGATGGCGAGCTGTTCAACAGTTGGTGGAAAGTGTGTCATTGTAGTTCTCCGGAGGCCGGCGGGATTGCCGGCTCATTGATGTTCAGTTGCTGCTAGTCAATCCTAGCGATCTCGAATGAGCCATCCTTCTGCATGATCCCCACCCAGGAGGACTCGTAGAAGAGGATGGTTTCGTCACGTAGCTGGGCACGAGCCAGGGGCCGCATAGTAGGGTCTCCCGGATACTTCAAAGAGAAGGTCTGAGGGTTGAACTTAAAGCCAGTGAATGGATCCCATCCTCCTCCATGCTGATAGTTATCATGGATCTGCTTCCAGGCTGGACGAGGGTCAGCTTCGCTCAGCCAGCCTGGAAGGAACCCTAACCACTCGGGCGTCATTTGAGGGTGTAGGATGTGCCAGTTCATTTCTTCGCTCGCTTCTTGGCTCGCTTCTTAGAGGCGGGCTTCTTGCCCGCCTCCTTAAAGCCGTCAGTGGCGTAGTAAAGCGCCACCTGCTTCTTGGTGTAAGTCTTGCCCGAAGGCGACTTGAACTTGCCGCCACTAACTTTCTGGAATGGCATCACTGTCTCCTTCCTCTTCAAGAGGCGAAGCCTCCTCCTCATCTCCAAGTTCCACCTCCACGCGGGGGTAGCCTGAAGAGCTGAAAGTAAGGTGAGCTTCGGGAGTCCCCTCCAGGTCGAAAACGGGAGCCCAGTCGCTCGCATGTTCTCTCGCGATGTAGCCAAGCAAAGTGCCGTCGAGAGTGAAGACCTGGATTGCGTTCTCATCGTAGGCGTTCTCCGGCTCTCGGACTAGAGTCAAGGGGTCTCCAAAGCCGAGGGTGAGAAGTTTCTCGCTTGCGCCCTCGTGGTGGCGCATCCCGACGAGGGGTGCTGTGATAGTGGTCATTGTGGTAGCTCCTCTCCGGTGAGTTCAAGATAAACTACTTCCAACATCAGGCGGTCATTCTTGTCCTCGATCCCCTCTAAGAGATCGCGAATGACAGATGGTGGTGCGAACTGCAAGAGCCATTGCTTCACATGCGCCCGCTGGACCATACGAACGTTAGAGTCGGCCATCACGCGGCCTCCGCAGAAGCATCACTGTGAGCCCGCGTGACTGAGTTGATGGCGTCAGCGAGATCCTGCGTATATCCCAGGTCATTAAAGAAGATGACTATGGGGGCGTCGATGCCAGTGGTGCTGAGATTCAGGGTCGCACCAAAGCCCTCGCCGAGATCGAAGGAGCGGGCGAGGAGCTTGTGCTCGCGAAAATGAAAAGAGTGGGTAGATGCGATGAGTGTGGTCATCATTCGGCCTCCTCTTCAAGCGCCCGCACCAGGTCACGAAGCCATTCGGCCTCGTTCGCGCCGTGTTTGCGAAGATGCACAAGCATAGCTGCTCGATGGTTGTGATACTTGTGATAGGCTAGGGGGTTGTGGGTAGACCAGCCGGGGGTGCAATGCGCCCGCCAGGTGGCTACTGCAAGATCAAACTGCTCCCAAGCAGAAGTTCCCGGGCCGGTTGGATCTGTGAACTTCGGACGAGTAATGGGCATGTGGTGAGTCTCCATGCGGAGTTGTTCCGCATGGTCATAATGACACACCCATGGACAGTTGTCAATGGAATTGTATAGGGGCGCAAAGCGCCCCTATGGCGCGTCAATGCTAGTTAAAGGGTTCCGTAGGCGGCGAGATACCAGGCGGTGCCGTTGTAGGTCACATCACACCAGCTATTTGTGATGAGGGGCTTCAAAGGACCTGTTCCGACGTTGAGAACTCCGGCGCCACTGCCAGTGCGGGTGATCTTAAAGGTAGCGCCTTTGGTAGCGGGAACATTAAGGCCGAGAGCGACACTGCCACTGGCGATTGCGGCACTGTAGAGGATTTGCTGTGGATCTATATCTGCGGTGAGGTTCTTCGCCGCTGTTACTTCAAGCATATCTATGGTCTTGCCGAAAGGCAAGAAGGTGGCAGCGGCACTGCTGACGAATGTCCAGCCGTAGTTGTCTGTAGTATTGCTGACAAAGGTCCAACCGTAGTTGTCAGCGCCGGTGACTGCACCACTGGAGTGGGAAGGTTCCACAGTGGATGCTACTGCTCCCGGATCAGTTGAGCAGCGGTAGTACTTCCCGTTGGATGCTAAAATGAAGGCGTTGAGAGCGTAATCAGTGCCGGTGAGCCAAAGAGTTGAGAGGCGGAGCCAAGCATAGCCGTCAGCGACTTTAATCTCCCCTACGTCGTGGGTGGGCTCAGTGTTGCAAAAGGTATTCCCTGGGTCGATTGTGCAGCGATAGTACTTTCCGTTGGATGCCTTGACACAGTCGTTGAGGAAGTAGTTAGTGCTGTTGGCCCAATTAGCAACGAAAGTCCAGCCGTAGCCATCTATAGGGTTGGTGATCTCTCCGCTGGCGTGGGTGGGCTCGATGGTGGAGAAGGTGGCTCCAGGATCGAATGAACATCGGTAGTATTTGCCATTCGATGCTAGGATGAAAGCATGTTGGGGATAGTCGGTGTTGATAGTCCATACCGATGCTGCTGCGCGGATGACCTCGCCGCTGGAGTGGGAAGGTTCTATGGTGGAAAGGAAAGAGCCTCCTGGATCGAGAGAGCAGCGGTAGGTATTGCCATTGGTGGCGAGCACGTAGTTGTGGATAGCGTAGTTGGTCCCAGTTGCCCAGGCGGGAGTGGTGCCCGCTACGCCACTTCCAGTGCAGACCCAGCCGACATAGGTGTCGATTGCGGCATTGGTGTTCCAGATAACATCTCCGGCGGCGTACTCCCCTGTGGCTGGCATGGCGTTGCTGGTGGTTTGCCGGCGGGTGGTGGTAGCAGCGCCACCGCCACCAATTGCCAGCGTCGGGAAGTGCATCAGATAGGGCTGTGCGCGAGAGGTGCCCATCTTTTGCGTAGTGTTGGCGGTGGTGAGATAGTGCGCGATGAAGGAGCCACCGTTTATTAACTGGTAATTACCCGTCGGGTGGTCGTATTGCCAGATCCAAGTAAGGGGCTCCAGCCATGCTTTGTAGTTCAAAGCGCGGAAAAGCGTTCCGGAGCTGTTGGGATCGCCACCGAGGCTGACACGGTTAGTGTTCTCATCTATCACGCCAACACCAGAGGGGAAGGTTAGCACGCCGAGATTGCTCTGGATGTGACCACCCTGGGGCTGCCAGTTGGTAATACCGCCCACTGCGATAGAGGTGGCAGATAGAAAGCCTGGGGACTCATCTCCCTCTTGGTAGCAGCCCAGGAAGGTGTTCCTTGCGTTGGGATTGTCACCGACGAATCCTCCGCCTTTGAAATACGTGCCGACGGGCTGCCCAGGCAGCCAGACGGGGAAGTAGGGATGGAAGGGAACGTTGATGCCGCCGCCAGAGGTAGGTATCCAAACACTGTCATCAGTACCGGGCTGGGTAGCGGCTAGCAGGGCTTCAGTCGTAGTGAACTTGGCGTAGTATTTGTTGTATGTTCCGCCTGGTCCGTTCTGTAAAGAGACCATGGAGGATTGGTTGGCAGGGTTGCCGCCGTTAGTAGCGCAGCCGTTGCCACGCGAGTGGCAGCCGATCCAGGTGTTGCCGAGGAAATTACTGTCATTGATGCCGTGGCGGCCGTTGGCAACTGCGTTGATGGTAATGCCAGTGACGACGTTACTGTCTCCTCCGTCAATGAATATTCCGCTGCCTCGGTTGGCGACTACACCGACATTGTGGAAATGGGAAATAGAGGGACCGCCGCGAGTAAGCGGATTGACGTATTGCCAGACGAAGCCGTCGGGATAGGGAGTTAGATCACTAGGGTCGGTGTGAGTAGGTTGGCTGGTAGAAGCAGTGCCGGGATCGGTGAGGCAGCGATAGCCCTTTGTCCCACCAGCGGTTACTACGCACTGCAGTCTCGCGTAGTCAGTGCCGGAGGTCCAGGGAGTGTAGCTTTGACCAATGCTGGTTCCAATGGCGTGGATTCCATTTCCATTGAAATTATCAATGTAGCAATTCCGTACCTGAGTGGCGGTGCAGAGCCACAGGCCGTGTGCATTGGGGTTGCCTACAGTTCCAGTGGTGAGAATGCCACGGAAGCCGATACCGTCGATGACTGAACCGATGGTTCCGCCTGTGCCGAAGGTACCTACGGTTTCTATAATATTCTCAAAGGTGTCGAAGTGGTTGAACTTCATGCCACAGCAGTCGACGGGGAAATGCAGGGTGGTGGCGTGCAGGTGGCCAGGAGGGTTGTAGCTCTCCCCGCGGAGGCGGGTGACGGCTTTGACCTGAATGCCCCAGGGGCCGGAGTTCATGAAATAATCGCCCGCCGGGATGTGAATGGAGGGGCCTTCTGGCCAAGGGTTGCTGCCGGGGATTTCTGCTGGGTCGAAAAGGGGGCGGATGGCGAGGAGCTTGCGAAGCTTTGGCGCGTCGTCAGTGACGCCATCGCGAGCAGGGTTCATGGCGAGAAAGTTATACCAACCATCATCGCCCTGGAGTACGTAGAGTTTCACTCCGCCGGCGGTAGTGAGGTGATGGTCTGTGGCGCCTGCGGCGGCTTCTCGGTAGTGGAAATTCGCGCCCTTCCAAAGGGAGCCAACGCCTTGCGGCCCGTTGGTGGATGCTAAGAGGGCTGCGACAGTGGGGAACTGTAGGCCAGATGGTGGTCCAGGAGGTCCCTCATCGCCCTTGGGGCCGGTGTCGCCCGGAGGGCCTTTTTGGATATAGAAGGCGGGGAAAGAGCCTTCTTGGGCAATCGTAGTTCGGAAAAGCAAGACGTAGGTTTTGTTCGGATCAAGCTCTCCGGCGGCTAGCTCCTCTCCCCCCTCGGCGAAAATGGGATAGGCTGGAAGGGTGTTGATGGAGAGTGAGGGGTTGGCGTTGCTGGGGATGTGGGGGGAGAAGTAGAAGGCTTTGTCCTCGGTTAGTAAAAAGGGATCGCTGACGGTGTAGCCAGAAATGTGGCCAGTGTAAATGCTTCCGGTGTTCTGGACATCTACAATCCGTTCTGCGACGTGGTTCCAGAGGAGAGGGATGTTCTGCTCTGTATACTCGGTGAGCACTTTGCCCGCTGGGCCGTGCATTGCGCTGTAGCTGCCGATATGCTTAGACATCTGGTGCTCTCCGATTTGCTTCGGAGTTCCGTTGCGCGCTTCGCGCGCTGGTGCTCTCCGGAACTAGGATTTCGAGGGGTGCGGGACAGGGATCTCCCAGCCCGGAGAGCATATGCGGGGGCAAAGCGCCCGTCAAGGGGATGCTGGCAGCTCCTCGGTGGGATGGGCTGTAGGTCGCATCTTCGATTGCTCTTCAATCCAGGGCATGACTTCACGCACCACGCTGTTGCGTAAGTCAGCTAGGGTTCCATCATTAAAGATGTAGAAGGTGTTGGAGATTCCTGGGATGGAGAAATCTTCTCTGCTGTCGCCCTCAAAGGTGCTGCCTCGGCGTTGCACTTTGAGCTGGAGAATGCGAAGCCCGGAGTGGACTAGCACCATTGCTTCACTAAGGCGGCCGAAATCTGGGACTAGGATGAGGGGGGAGTGGCAATAGCGAATGGTGTCAAAAAGGTGATGGCCTAGCCAATCCTCTCCCATGAGGTCTCGGCCGAGGATCCAGGCGCCGATCTGGAGATCTCGGTAGCTAGTTCCAAGCAAGTTGAGGGGGTCGTCTTTTCGCTGCTCGATTCCTCCGCGCTGAGCGAGGGGGATGAACTGCAGGGCGATGGTCTTCAAGGGAGCTGACATGCGGCGGATAGCTGCTGCACCATGCAGTTCGCTGATGATGCTGCAAATGGAGTCCTTGCCAGCCCTCGGCGGGCCGGAGAGGCCGAGGATGATTTGCACCGGGATAGCTCCTCCAATCACGAGTTCGCCGGCTGCACTTCGGCCGAAGGTTGCTGGGCTGCGCGAGCGCGATCTAGCATTCCGGTCCAGAAAGCCAGCATGCGCTCTGCGAACTCCTCTGCAGAAGGGGGTTGTGGCTGCATGTGCTCGTCTTCCTCTTCGCGTCCTGCTGTGGAGCTGAAAGTACACATACTGCCAGAAGGGAGTTGGAAGTGCTCCTCTTGCTGTGGTGGAAAGCTCTTCGAGCTGCCATCTTCAAAGTAGACTACGATGTCCGCCTCAGTTGCCATGAAGGTAAAGTTAATGCTCACTTTCTGTCCTCCCAGGGAATGCCGCAAGAGCGGCCAGAGAAATGTTGATGTCTGTTACAGCCTTTATAACCACAACAGGTGTCATGCTTCGGTGGTAGGTAGTGCGCAAGCTCCTGATGGCCGTTCAGCCACAACATTATAGCTAGTATGATCCCTGCGCCCATTGGGCTGTGCTGCTGCCTCCAATCACGAGTTCAAAGACCTAGATCAGCTAAGCTGAGCTGGTGTTTCTCCTTCTTCGCAGGACGGACAACAACACCAGTTGCTGCTTTAATATCTGCCCGGCGCTTCGAGTGCCCTGCGAGTTGCTTCGGTTCTCCCCAGGAGGCTCCTCTGAGGGCTTCAAGGATTTGGGCCTGGGTTGGACTGCCGGGGGTTGCGATTTTGGCATCCTGCGTCCAATCCCTGATTGTGGTAGCTAGAAGGTGGATGCCCGCCTCTGTTGCTGGGATGTCAACAAAGTGGGTTGGGAGTTGCAGCCTAAAGCTGCCGTTCGGCGCGAGAGCTATGGTGAGCGATTTCATGGCATGGGACTCCTTTGCCCGCCATGATGGCACACTTATGCACAGTTGTCAAGACCCATTGGCAGGGCGCTAATCACGAGTTCGATGGGTGTGTTCGCTTTGTGAAGATACCCATTAGGTTGGCCGAAGGCCAACTGAACACATCCATCAGGCCTATGCTTGGGAGGACGCTAGGCCAATGCTACTTCTTTGCTGCCTCGTCTCGCTGCCGCTTCTCTTCCGCTTCACGCTTCTGGCGAGCTGCTTCGTCGCGCTGGCGCTTCTGCGCTGCGTCATCTTTCGGCTGCCCTGCCGGCTGCCCTGTGGTGGGGTTAGCTGGGTCGCCCTGGGCTGCCCAGTCCGCTTGGCGCTTTGCCCTGCTGCTGCCCTCCGGCGCACTCTCCGGTGGGACTTCAGGCAAGTTAGTGCTATCTAGCGGGGGTGAGATTGTAAGGGGAGGCTCGGCTGGACAAGCGATTGAGGGGGGAGCGTCGGTGGCGACACCCAGCGCTTGTCCAAGGGCGCCATAAGAGGTTGAGGGGGTCCAGAGATCGAGTATGATGTCGGTAAGGATTTCGGGATGGAGTGGGGTGGCGATATCGCGCTCACTGGCACCACTAGGGCTGAGAGCCGATGGCGTGGGATTGAAGTGAAGGCCGGTGTCGAGGGTTCGCTCGGGAAAGCTGGCCGCGCGACGGCCTCCGGCCGTCCCGTTGAACATCGCGATGTGCTGAGGGTCCAGGAACTCGTTGGCGCCAAAGTTGTTGGGGTCGAGCTGCTCTGTATACCAGGGGGCGTCGAGTGCTGCACGGCGAGTGCGAGCTTGCTCCTCTGCACGCTCTGCAAGTGCTGCTTCATGCGCGAGAGCGCGAGATGCTACTGCGTCTGTTCGGCGCTCATTAGAGCTGTGGTTGCTGATTGCTGCGCCCGCTGGGGGGATGGTGACATTTGCCATAGCTATGATGCTCCTCAATGCGCACGTCTGCGCATTGAGAATGTTAATGCTAAGGTAGCTTCGAGTCAAGAGATTGGCTGTAAAGAGCCAGTGTCTGTGGGCTCGAGTGTTAATGCCCTGCAGGCACAACGCCCTAGGAGATGCGCCAAATTCTGCAAGCAACGCCAGTGCCATCGCGTCGGGTGGTGTAGTTCCATCCAGGATGCTCCCGCTTGTATTTTGATGCTGCAGAAACGACTTTACTCTGTGAGGGGGCAGAGAAGGAGTCCCCGATCTGCATATCACAGAAGGGATATTTTCTGCATCTACCTCTGCTATCTCCAGGGACAGGAATTCCAGTTTCGATCTTAATCATGAGATTCTCCTCGGTTCCAACGCGCAAATTCCTCATCAAGGTTAAGGTTCTCCAAGTCAGAGTCAGTGAGGGGGCGGATAACGCTGGTTGGCGCGTTGATTGGATGGGGCTGGGTAGCCCGCTTTCTGCGCATGCGATCCCTGTTCTTCTCGTTCGCGCCCCTGCGGTAGCGCCAATGGACGGACTCTGCAATGAGGTTGTCCGCCGGTGGGAGTTGGGAGGTCGCTATGATGCCCTCGATCAGGGTTATCGCCATGAGGGTATCCATGCGATGGGCTGCTAAGGTGGTGCTGATTTCATCTCGCAAGCGAACGAAGGCTTGACGCTGGGCCAGGCCCTCGGTGCAAAGGGCGATCATGCGTTCTTGAGTGATTGGCATCTAGAAGCTCCTTCCAGTCAGAATGCAAATCCCGGGCATTAGTTTAGCTCCCTCTCAAGACGCAAATCAACTGTGACCTCCGGCCAGGTCTGATGCAGGGCACGAAAGAAAGCAGCTTCATCCATCCCACCTGCCTTTGCAAGTGAGATGAAGTCAACTGCTATTGCCTCCATGTCCCAGGAGATGCCATCTGCATCCTCATGAGAATAGGCGCGAAGGCGTGGGCAAAAATCCTGTGGTCTCATCTCACATCTCCTCATTTACTGCTAGAGTTGCGGTGCTTCCATCTGAGAAGGTGAGAAGGAGGAAGACATCACCATACTCCTGCTGAAGATATAGCTCTGGTCGACCAGATTCACTCTCCAAGCGTGCTGCTTCAAGTAGAAGGCGAGCGAGAGGGACTGCACCCTGATATGTATCGACTAGAGTGCTAATCCTGTGGTTAAAGCGGTCTGAGGTTTTCATGGCTACTCTCCTTTGGTTTAGGATGCCAGCGGACAATCAAGTCCGCTGGACACCAAAGCCAACTAGAGTGCAAGTCAAAAGCCAACTAGAGTGCAAGTCAGGTGCAAGTCAAAAGGTGAAGGCGCGTGGGAAGATAAACTTCAAGGTCGCTTTGAGTCAAGCCAAAGCGTCGTCGATCCCTGAGAGAGCTTCCTCCAGTGCACCCACTGTGCTGTCGAGAATGGTAATGGTGGTTGAGATGTTCTCTCCCTGCTCTGCATCCTTCAAGCCCTGTGGTAGGTTATCGAAGGCTTCTTGTTCCTCATCTCCTAGATCTTTGATGAGATCCATGGCTTGTGAGATGAGTTTGCTAGCTGCTTCAAGATGGTTCTTCCGAGAGTCGTTCATGGGAATTACTCCTGGCGGCGAAGCCGCTCTATGAGTCGTAGTGTGTGAAGTGTTTCCAAATGCCCCAAACTAGGGCTGCTAATACTATCCAGAGGATGATGTAATTCTGTCCTCCGAAGAGTAAGTCAAGCTTGTCAGGTGTCATGTTGCAATCTCCCAGTTGATGTCAGATGGAAACTCCAGCCACTCTTTTCCGTCGTACTCGCAAATGCGGTAGAGCTGGCCAGAATCAATGTTGCGCACTACAAGGCCCTCGCCGGCCAGCTGCCCCAGCTCTTCCACTGCACGAACTAGATCCGGGTCTGTGCGATCCCAGGTGTAGGGATCCCAG